CGGAAATTTGGTAGAAGGACACGCTGTGTATTGCCACAATGAAAGTCCCGAAGCACCAAGAAAATGTAGGCATACTTGGTATTACGGAAAAGACAAGAAAGGATGTCAAGATGAAGATTGCCCGTTATTCGAGGTTAATCCAAATTACCGCTAACATCCGGGCAGCATCAATATTAGTGTTGCCTAAAAAATAGAAAATAACTTAAAACTATTCATATGTGGAAATTTATAGTTACATGGTGTGTGTTAAATGAAATAATGCTGCCAAATCAAGGAAGAATAGACGAGTTCGGAAGAGCATCAATGGCTGTAACACTCGAATATCGCTGTAAAATTGAGCAAGATTGTGATCACTCAAAAGAGTTTTTCAATCGGGAAGACGCTTTTAAATTTTACAGAGAAGCCTATAAACTTTAAGCTGATACTGTATGGTTCGATTCAACTTACTGCACAATTATTGACCAGAATCGGAATTTAAGAAGTGTAAAAATAGATTCAGTACGCTTAACAAATCTTACTGGACGATTACGAACCCAAATCGATACTGTTAATGGTGATTGCGATTCACTATTATCGCGAATAGAACCGGGGTATCTACGATGGGATACATGTTTTCACTATGCAATTAAACCTTCACGCGTTTCTGAGGTGAATTTTATTGAGATCATTGCTTCATTTGATACGCTGATTAATCAATTAAATGAAAGTTCATTGATGATAAAAAGCAAATTAGAGACGCTTTCAGAGCCTATTGATAATTTTATAAAATTACCTCAATCAACCGTATCAGACACGAACATGATAGAAGCCCTAACTGACATAAATAAAAGATTGATGATTATTCTTGAAAACTATAATACTATAAACAAACATTAAAACAAAAACAACATGGAACCACAAAACACTGTACAAGTGAAAGAAATTGGACTTAGAGAATGTATTGAAGAACTTAGAAAAGTAATGATACAATTACACAAAGATTCTCTTGTTTTGAAAGACACAACAGAAAAAATCTCCGGCCCACTATGCAATTTTAGTGAATTGCCTGAATCAAAACCATGCGCATACATGATAGAAGAAATTAAAGATGAAATAACAATGTTAAATTGTATTAGTAGTAATTATTTCTTGATAAATAATCGTTTACTTTCAATAACTTGAGTTGCTCTTTTACAAAAATAGTAATACATGAAGTATACGGAATCAAATTACAAAGATGTACTTAAAATCATTTCGAAGCACAGAAGTATTTTCAAAAGATGGAGTGAACTTTCAGAAAAAGGTTATGAAATAAAACACTGCGATGTAGGCACAGGCGGAGTGGGCCATATTCATAAATTAAAAAAAGAGTGGAGAGTTCAGATATCTTATGCAAAGGGTAAAAAGTGGGGAAACTATGCTGATGCTGTAATCTTTGAACCACCTACAAGAAAAGTTAAGATATTATCTAACATTAATTAAAAACAACCCGCCGAAAGGCATAAAACAAAAAATCATGAAAACCGTTGAACAGAAGCCAAATATAGAAGGTTTCGAAGTTAAAGGATTTTACAAGAAAGACACAGTACTTGCCTTATTTAATAAGCCAATGGTGTCCTTCTTAGTCTACTATGCTGACATTCTTGGCTATTGGGCAATACCAACAGATCCTGGAGAAACAGCAACAGCTATAAAGATACGTAGCAAAGAAAATCCAAACAAGTTTGGTTTTTTAAAACAACTGATCCAAAGAACAGATGAAGGTTGGAAGCCAATCGTTATGTATGGATACTATCGTGGAAAAACATTTATTGGAAGGTTCCCAATCAACACACAAATTATGGCATTCAACGAATACATGTATAAAAAATCTCATTTTAAAAACCCAAAAGGATTAAACATCCTGGAAAACCTAATGCGTATTCCAGATCTCGAAAGTGATACACTGCGCGATACATTACGTATACTTCACTCGGAAAGAAGTAAACCATGATACTTAATAATAACAACACTGATCTTATCCGCAAATACGTAAATGAAATTTATATCGCTTTAGCAAATATTAATAAGATTCTCGTTTTTGATCTCGATGATATAAATTATATACTCATAATCATATCGAATCATTTTAATATTCGACCTGAGGATATCGGAGAAAGAACACGAGTGTTAGGATATGTCTCAGCAAGGAGATTTTTCTTTGTATTCACCAGAGCATTATTTGAAAATCTATCGCTGTCGGTAATTTCTACTTACGTTCAAAGAGATCATTCAACAGTAATACACGGAATAAGAGAATTCTTTAATCTCATCGAATCAAGAAACAAAGAGGAAATAAAGCATTTTAACATCCTTGCAGATCAGTTAATTCGTACAGACGAAGAAAAGCAAAAAGTAATATCGTTTTTTCGTGAAGAACTTAACAAAAGAAGAAAAAATTATGACAAATACTTTGGATCATCAGAATCTCAGCGAATATTTGCGAGAACGAACGATACAAGACAGAATAGACCATGATATAGAAATCCTTATGGAGCATAGAAAATTAGTAGAGGAGAAATTAAAAACTACAAATGATGGAACTCACCACAAAAAAACCGATAAGCCTCATAATACTTCAAGGTAATCTTTTCTCCGGAAAGACAACATTTGCTAAACAATTTAAAACAGCATTTTCATATAGTACAATTTATTCTATCGACGACTATCGCATTTTATATGGCAATGATGAATTAGATGGAGAAGGTATGGCATGGGATATGATGTTTACAGATGTTTTAGACTGCAATAATCCTATTGCCGTTTGTGATACAACAGGTATAAGTAAAAATATGTCCAGACTATGGGCAATTAACAAACTTTCAATAAAGATCTACTGCCCTGTTTCAGAATGTCTCAGGCGATATTCAACAGAACCGAATAGCCGAAATCACATTCCATACCCCTATAAAGATAAGATAAACAATACTATTAAGAGAATGTCTGTATTGCTTATGGACATAAAAAGTGACGTAATATTGTCATCTTTAGATACACCAGATAAAATGATCGAAAACCTAATTAACGAAGAAGAATTCCAAACATTTATCTCACATGTTCAAAAATCTATCGCAAATACTTGACCATAACGCAGAAACATTGCAATTAGCAACAAATACATTATGACAGAAGAAGAAGAAAAACACGAAAATGCCTTGATGTTAAAAGCAGACGATGATATCAAAAGGAAGAAAGAATCAGAGATTCCATTTATGCTCCACGAGCATCATAACGTAGCTAAGTTATTTCGCTTTTATTTTAAAACAAACTTCGCTTTTTATGACCCAATCATTTCTTCATCAACAAAAAAAGTATCAATAGATTTACTTAAATTTGACGATTGGCTTCATTCGATACATGGAGAATACGAAGATAAAGGATACTCTATGGAAACTTTCATTAAAGAAGAATATGGCAATGAAGCCTGTCTATTTTTCAAACGTTTGATATAATGGAGATTCTCAAATTAAATAAAGGAAACACAAGCACTTTTCCGGAAGACGCAAGACCACTAATAAGTATTACTAAAAATTCCGTAGTATTCAACTTCGCAGCAAGTGAGACACTTCACCTGAAATTAGGATCAGAAGTATTACTTGGCAGAATGAATGATGAATATTATATATCTGACGTTTCTATGAAAGATTATCGTAAAGGTTATGTACTGTATAAAATTAAAAAAAAGCAGAGTTCTAATGCAAATTGTCTTAGATTTTGTACAAAAATAATATTACGCAAATCTATTCCATTAGGATACTATGTTGTCACTGAAGAGATAATATGGAATGCTGAAACTAACTTAGATTGGTGTAAAATTAAACTTATAAATCCTAAATTATGATTGATAAAACACAAAACAAATTAAAAGAAGCTATTCAGCTCTCCAGGACACGCAAAGACCAGTCCCTCATTCGTTGTTTAATCGAATTACGCAACATCGAACGTCAAATCGCAAGTCGAGGTTCGAAATGTGAAATGTTCATCTATACTGATTTCACTCCATACTCATTTTACTTCGAACATTTTGTCAACGACATCTTTTCAGGCAATGGAGGAATCATATTTCATGGAAAGCATGATGGCTTTGGAAACGGATCAGCCCCAACATTTTCTGTGACTCTTTCGCCAACAGATGGATGGTGTATACACACATAAGTCTGTATTATGAAACATAAAATACCGCCAATAGAAAAGTTTAAAGAAGATATTGTTGCAATCAATAGCGATGGAGATCTTGTAAAAGCATATAATCTTCTTCTTTGGCACTTGGATAATGAAACAGAAGATGGTATTCCGGAAATAAGAGGTGGTAAGAAGCTCACATACGATTTCATAATTACAAAATATCGCCAACACATAGATCAGTGGAACTATCTCTACCAAAAGAAACTTGGCACAAAATACTTTCGTGATACAAGATTAGATGAAAAGAAAAACTTTCAAGACTTTCTCCAGGAGAGATACTACCGAAGGGAATTTGTTATACAAAAAGGATCTTCGGAAAGAAACAGATATATCTTTGGGCAACTAAAAATCGATATCCTAAAAAAACAACTTGATGAATTCAGAAAATTATGGGAAAAGAAAGAAGACACAGAATCAACTAACTTTATTTGATCATGGAAAAATTCTGCCGCAAGCATTAGATCTGGAAAAAGGAGTAATTGGCTCATTGATTCTTGAAGCACAAACATCAAACTGCAAGCATATATTGAATACTATGCGACCGGAGATATTTTATGCAGAACAGAATCAGATCATTGCATCTACATTATTAAACATGCACGAAAATGATATTCCGATAGACCTTTTAACATTAGTCGAAGAATTAAGAAAAAAAGAGGTTTTAGACTTGGTGGGAGGAGCATATTTTATCGAATCGCTTACGGATAAGGTTATCAGCTCTACAAATATTCAGTATCACTATTTTCTTATCTATCAAAAATACATAAATAGAGAACTAATACGAATATCCTCAGAAGTAACAAGTAGTGCATATAATGACACATCCGATGTTTTTGAACTTATAGATGAATATATCAATCAGATAAGCCATCTTCACATAAACATCAAAAATCTATCCAACTTAACCGCTGCAGATATTGCAGGAACATTTATCGAACAGGTACTTACACCAAAAACAGATAACTTCACTAAAAACATCATTTTAACATATGAAACAGGACACAGGCGATTTGATGAATCCGTAACTATCTCCAGGAATAAGTTTATTCTCATTGGTGGCGGCCCAAAACACGGAAAAAGCAAGTTTCTCACAGATATCATGATTCGTTTGTTTGAAAGATATGATGACATCGCAGCTTATTGGTGTACTCTTGAAGATAGTGCTATAGACATAATGCGTTCCTACTTGGCTCAGAAAGTTCTTATAAAACCAAAGCATATTTTACTGAGGAGATTTCCCGATGATTTAACGAAGACACTTATTCACTATACTAATATTTTTAGAAAGTGGGACATTCTGTTCAGAGATACACCCATAAAAATACAAGAAGCTGTAAGTACTTTTAGGAAATTCTGTGATAGCAGACCAGACAAGTTTAACATATTCATATTTGATAATATCATGGCTGCGTCTGATAGAGATGACTTTAAACAGAACTTGAATTCAATGTACGATCATATACTGGCAAAACTATCTCAGGCAAAATCCAGTACTAAATCTCTCGTTATCGGAGTTCATCACTTCAACGATGCCCAACAAGATAAAGAACGACTTGTCGATGCTTATCGCCCTGTATCTAAAGACTTGAAAGGAAGCGAAGCATCTAAACGGGTACCAAATCAAGTTGTACTGGTAAATTTCCTCCGCAAGTATAAAGATCTTCTTGGAGAATACGAAGGCGATGAGAAAGAAATACTCAAATATCTTTACATTATAGATGTCGCAGAAAACAGAGAAGATACAGACTCCGACGAAACTTCCTTGATCCATTTCTTCGCAAACCTTGACTTCACTCTATTTAAAGAAATTGAACTTAATATTCAAAAAACTGAAGAAAAACCATATGTTGAAGAAAGCGTAAAAGATTTTATAACTAAATTTCACCCAATATGACAGAATCTGAAAAAATAGAAGAACAAGCAAAACAAGACTTTGATTCAGCGTTTATAGAAAGTAAAGGAATAACTATTGATGATAAATTGTACATAACAGTCCGTAGTTATGTTGGATTTATCGCAAGGATCAATTTTTTACAAGGAAGAACAGCAGTAATCAATAAATTATTGGAAAAAGAATCGAATAAATGATTATATTTGTATCATATGAACGAACATGAATTACTAAAAGAAAGCCTGCAGCTGAGTAAGGAAATACTTCAGCATTACACAAGAGAAGGCTATGAACTTACGAAAAGATTTCACGCCCTTGAAGAACGAGCAGAACAACTGGGCAAAGAAGAAAAGAAACCATCACCGAAAGAACCTGTATCTAATACAGAGACAGAACCAGCAATTATCGCTAAACCTCCATCGAAACCGATACCTCAGGGAACTACGAAAAAGCCAATAGATGATCTTCCGTTTTAATGAGTAAACTATCGGAATACATTGATTTTCTCAACAGAGATGATTTGCCATCAAAACATGAATGGTCGTTTATCTATAATTGCATCAGTAGAACAGAACAACTATTAAAAGCACGCGAAAATTACAGAACCGCTATCAGAAAACAATTAACTGACCAACAACAATTAACATTTGATTTATGAATAAAAAAGAACAGCTATTAAAACGAAACGAAAACTTTGAAAAGAGTAGCAGAGAACGTAACATAATGCCATTACGGTACGAAGTAGAGGAGCTTGAACTAATCTTAAGGAGAGTTAAAGCAGAAACAGAGCTTCGGGGATATTCTATTGAATACCTTCGCGATGGGATGGTTAAAGCTCTCATTCAGTTAGAAGATATTGTAATCAAGAAAAAAGAGATATCCCTATCTGAAGCGTTTGTTACTATAAAGACAGAGATTCTTGGTGACATTAAGATAACAGACAAAGAATACGATGAAGCAAAAACTGAGTATAACAAAATAAGAAGAAAACCAAATGATAATCAAACTAAACCCCCTGCAGATATCAGTACTGAATAACGACGAAGGCTCAAAAACAAAGCCATACATGTTGCATATAGGAAATGCAAAACGAATAACCAGTTATTTATATCGAGACCTTGACGGCACATTGCTTATCCTATATGATTCAAAATGGTACGAAGTCTTTAAACCAAGCCTTTCCGAATTGCTTGAGATATGTCCGCATCTGAAAGGAAGCCTATGGAAAAGATTTTGGGGATTTTTCAGGAAAGACAATGAATCAAAACGAGTTAAACAGAAAATATTCATGAACAAAATAATTCAAAACTGAGATGGCAGAAAGTAAAATTGTACTTATCAAAGCAAATAATTCAAGTTACGAAGGGAAAAGCGGTAAAACCTACTGGAGATATTCCTTGATACTTGAAGATGGCACTGAAGGAGAATGTTCAGGCCTTACAAAAGAACCGATACATGAAGTCGGAGACATGGTAGAATATACGTCAAAAAAGACAACCTACGGATTATGGCTGACAATAAACAACCTTACAAGAAAGGATAAGAGGTCGGCTGGAAAATCTACTGACTCCTGGAACGATCCGGTATTAATACGAAAGACAGCATTGGCATTTGGATTCTCTTCCGCTGCAGATGCTTACGAAGCAATAGGCAGAGCACCAAAATCAACCGCAGACTTCATTGCCCAGGCAAAACTTTTTGGAGAGTGGTTATCTATGAATGTCGATAGGAAAGATATCATTTATCAACGTCGGGAAATACTGAAAGCATCCATCAAACTCATGGGAGAGCAATTTACCGATACAGACAAACCATATAAAGACACCTTAAGCGGTACAATAATATCTATTGCAACAGAATTCTGGAATAGTTTCGAATGACATGGACAAGGATTATGTTGACGATTTCATAAATCATACCGGCGCATTGTTTGGTGAGACAAGAAACCATCCATCTACCTTATTACAAAGAGATAATTCTTCTCGTCGTCCCGTAGCAATTATCGACAACGGAGAATTAACAGAGATCAACATATCTTCTACTTACATAAAGAAACTCTTATATAAAGGAGAAGAACGACCGGATATTTGTCCATCCAATATATATTTTCTTGACGTAAAGCAAGAGTACAAATTTGAGCCAACGGTGTCAATGCTTTATGGATTATATGCAGAGACAAAGCTACTTGGCAAGAGCGCATATGGAATGGTGATGGATCTGAAAAGAGATTCGAGAACAGGAAGAAAGACAGCAGATCATCTGAGGATAGATGACATGATTGATCGCATTAAACTCGTTTTCAATCGGACTAAAATGATTGTGACTCCATCAAATACCCAGATAGAAAAGCGCATATCATGGCAAGACCCAGAAACAGACCGTACATGGCCGGGAATAAAAATATACCTGAATATAATAACGGATATCATCTCTCCCTACGAAGATGAAAAGTATTCTGTTTTCTTTGACAAACCTATTTGTATAGACTTTAAATTGGCAAAAGACAGGCATGAGTGTTTTATAAACAGATATATGCCTTGGGTATCATTTTCATGGGGTTGTCCGGAAAAGATGGATCATCTGCAAGCCATACTCTATTCCTACGTTCTCGATCTCCCGTTTATGTATCTCGTAGGGGACTACAATCCGAAAAATGCCGAGCCGGGATATAAGCCAATACCTATAAAGACAGTATCATCAATGCCGGACGACATAGAATCAAGAACACGTCTGCGTGAATTATTCCAATCAATCCGCTGGACTATTAACAAAACTGTTGAAATGAACGAACAGGGATGGCCAGCAATCCAGGGAGAAACGTGTAAGAAATGCCCTGTAATCTCTTGTAATTATAAATATAACACTAAACCAATATGAAAAAAGAGACATTTGAAAAAGCAAAAGAATTGATCAAAAGAATCGACTTAATAAAGAAAACGCCTTTCTATTCAGAGTCGAAAGATGAAAGCAAAACGCTTTTCCCGCGTATAATGATAGATATACAGCCTACGAAACCTTATACAAGATTCTCAATCGATGATGACTTCACAGAAGATTTAAACCCAGTCAAAGAATTCGTTAGAGATCAACTTGCGATTATTATTTCAATGGCTGAAATGAAAATCGATCAGATAGTAACGAAATTGGAACATGAATTTGAAAATATCAGTGAACAATGAGTCACGATCTTCATTATAACGAACAGACGCAGAGACACAGTTTTGTCTCCGCCAAAGAAGTTCCCTGGCATAAGTTAGGGCAGATTGTAGATCACACTATGACAGCTGAAGAAGCCATATGTGAGGCAGATTTATGTTTTGACGTAGAAAAGCGTCCGATTCTTCGGGATGATAATATACCACTTGAAAACTGGATGGAAACAAGACGTATGGATACCGGCACCACACTCGGCCTTGTAGGGAAGAACTATATGGTCATTCAAAATAAAGATTGTTTTACCTTTTTTGATCAAATCGTTGGTGAAGGTAAGGCAATATTTGAAACGGCTGGCGCACTCAAGAAAGGAGAACAAGTATTTATAACTGCAAAACTTCCGGATGAAATTGTTGTTGCAAAAGATGATATCATACAAAACTATATCGCATTGGTTACATCCCATGATATGAGTCTTGCATTGACAGCATTCTTCACTCCGGTAAGAATAGTATGCAATAATACTCTGAACGCAGCACTCAGAGATAATTTAAACCGCGTATATCTACGACATACAAGTGGTATAAAAGAACAGATGTGGGAAGCAGCAAGAATCATGGGATTAAACTCTAAATATCTTGATAATCTCGGTCTGACTTTTAATGAACTTGCAGAAAAACCGATCACCGACAAAGAGATGGAAAAAATGATAGGAGAAGTGTTTCTTAATAATGAAGAAAAAAAGGCAATGCTCATGGACGGTGATGCGGAAATATCCACAAGGAAAGCAAATACCATACGATCTGTCATAGAATACTATCTTGGAGATCCTACAATGGATACCATCCGTGGCACAAAATATGGAGTGTACAATGCAATAACAGGATATTTTCAGAACGTTAAAGAATATTCGTCTGATGATCTAAAAATGAAAAATATCGTGTTGCACGGAACCGCCTACAAATATGCACAAAAAGCATTTAATATGCTGATAAAACAAAATTAGATCCTATGACAAAAATAAAATCATTAACAATCGAAAATTTTGCTGGCTTAGAAAAAGTATCAGTATCATTCGATGACAACTTAACTTATCTTGTTGGCCCTAACGGTAGTGGAAAAACTTCAATAATGAATGCCATATGGTTTATGTTTCAGGGAGTAGCTGAACGACCTGCAGAAAAGTCTATGGCACCACTTCTCGGAGAACGGTTCAGGTTCTTAAAAGAAGGAGAAACAACAAGAGGTTTTATGGTGATACATGATTCTGATCTCTGTTGTGATATTACAGTTAAGCGGAAGATGACAAAAGATGAAACAAAGGTATCTTTTGAAGCTGAGCGGGATACTGTTTCGTTAAATCAGAAGTGGCTGACAGACCTATTTAACGTAATGATGATCTCTCCTGACAGATTCACTGAACTAACAAGCAAACAACAGACAGAAGTAATCGGAATTGATCTCAGCGAAGAAGACAAAAAAATCAAAGATCTCAAAGAGGAATACACAATCATTAACCGTAAATTAAAAGATATTGGTACGCCTGTTCAGGTAGAAAAGGTTGAAAGAGTCAACTTATCTCAAATTATTGAGTTAAAAGATGAATACATTGATTTTAACAATATACAGACAGAAAAGCAAGCTAATATTGATACTTACAAGAAAGAGATTGATAAAATCAATGAGACCATTGAAGAAAATAATAAAAAGATTCGAGAGTTATCGGAAATAAATCAACAACAAGAGAAACGAAGAGTAAAAGGAGAAGAATTGCTGAATTCTTTGCCTATTCCTGAACAATTAAAAAATATCAGTGTACTCGATCAGCAAATTGCCGCTGCCGCAGAAATAAATGAAAAGGCAAAAGAGTATGAAAACTATATTAAAGAACTTGGCCTGGAAGAAACCCTCAAAAATGAACTGAAAGAGAATAAACAACAACAAGAGGGAGTATTGAAAATGAGAATCAATAAGATAAAATCTATGGAACTTCCATTTGACAACTTATCCATTAATGAAGAAGGAGAACTTCTATTAAACGAAAGGCCGATAAAGAAACCGTATTTCTCAAAAGGACAACTCTTAAAAATTGTCCCTGCCTTACTATCGAAAAATGCAGGAAAGATGAAATGGGTATTCATTGAGGATGGAAACCTTCTTGATAAAGACATGATGAGATCAACTATCGAATACCTGGAAGAAAGAGGATTTCAGATAGTCATGGAACTCGTCGATCATGCACCTGAACTTCAAGCACACATAATTGAAATGAAAGAATGTCGCGTTGTAAATGAATATGACAATAAAGTTAAGTGAGCAAAAATTTCGGGAACTGTTAGAAACTATTTATAACCTCCCAATAGATCAATATGTCATAGTAATGGATTCTGTCATGTCGTATGATCGCCACAAAATATTATTCCCAGACAATCTTTTAGATGTTTTAAAAATTGCAGAATTAAGAAAATTATTCGATAAACTATCACCTGAACAAATAGAAAAAATAACAAAAGAATGGAAATTAGATTAAACAGAACAAAACTATTACACCATCTTACCTTCTTGAAAAAACACATATGAAGATCTACTATACCTATCTGTAGTTCTACGTTAATAACTCTGATAAACGGAAATATTTCCCTCAGACGCACGGACACAGAAATAGATATTGAAGCAAGGATGAAAACGTGCTTGGAAGAACTTGGAGGTGTCGATATTCATATATTTGTCTTGGATTTTAATAAACCAACGATTTATCGACAAACAGCTGATGAAAACATGGATTTTTATCTATTGCAGATGCCTGTGATGATTGTTAATAAAAATTCTGATATTCCTAAGAAAAAGGATAAAATATAGCTTATATTTATATTTCTTTTGTTTTAAGGGTTGCCAGCGGGGAAGAGAATATTTCTTTCCTGCTGGTTTTTACAAAAACATATGTTTAACCAAGAACACTCATTAGAAATTCTCAACAAGATACGGCCTGTTGAACGAGCTGACTTTCTTGATGAGAAAGGACAAGCGATATGGCCTACAATATTCTTTATCCACACATTCCATAGTAATATGATTGAAGAACATCACAAACATAAAGGATTTGATGCAACACGATGGTATCCGTGGGCTAAGTCAGGAAGGATGTATGTTAAAAAACGCATTCAAGGAGAGACATTATGATGCTACTATCAAGAATCAACAAGAATATCTTCTATCTTATTATTCCTAAGAGATACAGAAAAAAACACGAAAAAGAACTTGAAAAATTCATCTGTAACAGAAAAGAAAATGTTCCAATCAGTGTTTGCAAAATCACTGAAGGATATACAGATGAAGTTAGCATTGCACCAGGATATAAAATCCTCATCGAAGAAATTACACAAAAAGAACGAAAGAAAGGATTCGAATTCAAAACCCACGACTTCTACCTCATCGTTACAGATCCCCTTTCGGATAACACACTATTCGTTAAAAATACCAGAAGATCTGGAAAAGATTGAATTAATAAATGACCACCGAATGAAGTTCAACCTTACAATTGAGATATCACCAGATTATATCAACATCGTAGATCCTAATCAACTAAATTTGTTCGAATAATATAATTTGCGCCATAGTGTCAAAGGTTAACACACCGGTGTCGAAAGACAAGGTTTTGTAAAAAGTACCTCATAGACTGGAAATACGGGTTCGAATCCCGATGGCGCTACGAAACAAATATTATTTAAAAGTCAACATGAATTACGAAGAACTAACTGGTCACACAATCAGAGAAGGATTCATGAAATTTCACAAAGAGAATCCTTACGTATACAAAGCATTTGAAAAACAAGCGCTTAAAGCAATCTCCAACGGTAGGACGAAAATCAGCGCAAAACTAATCATAAATTGGATTCGTTGGAATGAATTTCTCGAAACAAACGACACTAATTTTAAAATCAATGATGCCTTTCACTCTTATTACGCCCGATTGTTTGTTGAAAAGAATCCGTCACTTAAAGATTGTTTTGAATTCAGAAAATTAAGAAACGAATACTCCGGGCCATATATGGATTTTGATGAAAACGGTCAGCTCAAATTTTTATAATATTTTAAAATATCATTTATGTATAAAATTGGAATTTACAAAGCTGGTCAGCAAATAGCCAAAGAAGTATTTGCAAGTGAGAATCTGGAAGAGGTTAAAGCCGAATTCTGCCGTATGTGGAATGCTACCGAATTCGATCCGGATGGAATTGACAATCAGTCAGACAGTGCAGAAGATGCATGGAACGAACGAAAGCATTTCAGCGAAGACACAAACAACGTAAGTGTGTTTGACATACAGAACGGAGATCTCTTACGCACAGAGTGGACATATACTGGATGGAAGTCAAACATTTTGAATTAAAACTATTGAAATATGGCAAAGAAATGTAGTTACAGCGGATGTACAGATAATGTCTGGGGAAAAGGATTTTGCAGGTATCATCAATGGTGCAGGGACGATATACAGAAAAAGATGAAAGATAAATACATCGGGCCACGAACTCCGATTCAAAGAACATCTCCTCAAAAGAAGTCAGAGATCATTGCCCAGGCAACAGAAGACAACGCTTTCTTTCTTTCTGTCTGGAATTCAAGAAATCATACCTGTGCTTACTGTAATACAAAATTGGGAGATATTCCGTTAAAATACTTCTTCGATCACATCCTTGAAAAATCATCATTTGAATCATTGAGATACGAGACCGAGAATATAGCGTTGGCCTGTTTTACTTGTCATCAGGTAAAGACATCAAAGAAATACACAGATATAATGCGAGTAATTATTTATCGGACTGTACTATTCTTCATAGAAAACGAAAAGCTCGTACAAATAGGAAACATAAATATTGATCGCTTAAAGGATTGGATCAAAGAACCTACATAAGATGAAACAGAAAACATTGGAACCATCAGATATCGAAGGAATATTTAGACAGATGCAAAAGATGAAGGCGACAATTGGATTTATTTACCTTTATCCAAAAGATTTAGCACATATACGAGCCTGCATGCCTACATACGTAGATTATTTTGCTGAGGGCGGAGAGATAGAGTCTATCGATTATGATGATGGAATGAAACTTTATCTCATGAAGAAGCCTTAAGTGATAAGGATCTCCTGGATCACTTCCCAGTACCCGTCTGTCTTTTTTATAATGGTCACACTGCTTCCCGTCAATGAACCGACACCGGCGGTCATTACATATGTTGTCGTCTCAGCCAGGTCGTTATTTATTATAGCATCGCCCCCGCCTGTAACGCTAAGCGTAAGAGTATTTGTACCGGAAGAATATTTGATGATGAATGTAAACTTCAACCCATCTTCAATTGTTGCCGTATCGGGAAGGTCAACAGCTATGTTTCCACTTGTTATATTACAGCTATAGTTTGATGCTTCCGTTTCATCTGCAGTGAAGTCAATTGTCTTATATGCTATTCCACCCCCTCCGGCTTTATATTGCAGGTTATTTATCTTGGTCATGATATTTTCATCTAATCCGGAGAGATAGCCGATCACGGTTGCTGCAGCGAGTTTCGATGTTGCGATTGCTGCACTTGCGTGAACGTCAGCATTTACTATTGCTGCGGCACCCGCGGTTATCTTTGTATCTATCTGAGTCTGGGCATCAGAGGTCAGGCCGGCAATATACTGTAATTTTGCTCCTACGTTAGCTTCGGAAGTCCAGGCAGCTCCATCAAAATAAGGAACTGCGTCTGCAGCAAGGGTTGATCCAACAACGTGATCCATAAATTCTTTTCCTGTCTTAATCAGAAGCTCTCCATCAGTATTCAACATCGCTGCATGGGTGATAGCTCCTGTTCCCGTAGTGCCTACCTTGCATTTTCCGGTAGCCCATACTCCTCCATATACTTTAACAAAATAAGTACTATCTACAGCTCCTCCTATGCCAACTTTTCCTATCAATGTAGACCCACTCCATGCTATCAACGTATCGCCCGAAACACCTCCTCCTCCGGCAATACCTCCGTAGAGAAGAAGGTCTCCTCCGTCATTGGCTCCTCCGCCATATCCTCCCCCCGCATGAATACTTAAATTATCTCCAGCCCCTGCATCATCAGTTTCGACATATAAAGCCCTGGCAGCACCTGTCGCAAAATAGACATCTGCCGGGAACTTTAACGTATATGTGGAAAGTATCGGCGTTACTTCAGTACCGTCAATTGTCCAATATGGTTCAAGAAGCGATGAGATGTTACTAACAAGCACCTTTTTAGGAAGGTCGTCTGCGCTATCGACGATGACAAAATAATCAGCATTTACCGGCGATCCTTTAGCACTGAGGTTATCCGGATCAAATTCGACCTGATAGTTAAGTCTCGTCCCTCCCGTAGCTGTTTTACTCAGGGCAGTGAGCTTCAGTCCACCGTAGGTTTGGGCACCAAGTGCAATTGTAGCCTCTGTAGCATCACCTAACTGCATCATTGGTAGTTGATGTGGTCGAACAACTGTTTGCATCCCTGAAGAAGCGCTTGTGCGTAATTTGACATTCGCATCCGTTGCCAATTTCACCAGGCCCTGAGATCCTTCAGCTGCAGTATCATCAGTTTCAAGTTTAAATGTAACAGAATCAAATAGCGATCTATATGTTGCCTCAGATGGCTTATTATTCTTTGAAAACCTGTCGTAAGTTGACGCTTTCGGGGTATCGAAAAACCACTTTCTTAATTGTGTTGCCATTGCTGTTTAATTTACTGTTATTATTGGAGATGTATTTTCTACATGATCATATCCGACTCCTTCACCTTCAAGATCAGTATTCAAATCATACACATCAAACATTTTGTGAATTAAATTGGAAGAGATACCACTACATAACAGTGCCTTTTTAATTCTGTCAATACAGTAGTATTCCCTGTAATATTCATTTCCCTGATCTCCTCCGTTATCCGCATCAAGATCTCTATGGTCTTGAATGATATCAAGATAGAAAGCAACCCTATGGTACATCTTTAGAATACATACCTTATTGGTTTTTTTCCCAAACAGTTGAGAAGATATAATAGATGAATACAATTCATTGGTGGTGGAACTTACAATATACCAAAACTCCATAGATTTCTGTTCGCGAACAGTTGGAGCCGGAAGTCCACAACAACTTGTTATAAGATCAAATGCACTCATATTAACAATCTATAATATTTGTATCAAGTTCATCACAAAGCCCACAGCGGTCAGTGATTATCTTCAGTTTATCAACCATAGTTCCGACTTCTTCTATGAAGTCTTCCCGTTCAATACTCACGTCATATACTCCCAGATACCTATACTTGTCAAGAAATACCATCTTCTCGATTTGAGAAATAAGCATCCTTATCGTATCTTCATCATACTTGCGTGCCATAAGATCTTCATCACAATCATCACATGGATCATCGCAAGCACAAAGATTATACTTAAAAAGTGCAGTGTAACAGTCATAAGCGTCACACATATCATAAATGGGTTCTTCAATTTCATAATCTATAGCGCTATATGTGTATTCAATGTGAAAAACATAAACTCCATCACCATAAGTAGTAAGATCAATATCGAGCGTTGTTTCGGAGATTGAATAAGACTCAAGAGTGTTCCCTGAATAGTCTTGCAATATCGCTGAAGTAACCGTTACGTCATCAGCTACCGTAATAGTATATAGATGGCATCCGGTCTTTGTGATTGTGACAGGCGGACAGTCTATCTCTATCACGCCTGTTGTATAATCCATCTGCTCTGTGGCAGTATCTATCGAATAGACACACAGATCATGAATGTCCTCTTCCGTGAGAGCTGCATATACAGAGCCGCCAATAGCCGTTAAATCAAGGGCTTCATCAATAACAAGGATTCCCCAGTCGGTTCTGTTAAGATGTGGAGCCGCAGGCGATGCAACAGTAGGATTAATTGTCCCAGCGGTTTGTTTTATAAAATAATACCCGTTAGAATGAACTATCGCAAACGGCCCAAAGTCGATATTCACCGACGAATCCCATTCGAAAAACCAGAACAGTTTTACGTTATATATTCTTAAGTTGACTGCCGGGATTATCCATATCCCAGGGTCAGGATCCGTCTGATCAATATTAAAGTCCGCAACAAAGTCATCTGTGCTCCACGTAGCAAGGATAGACAGATAGCTACGAGCGTATGTATTTAACGGATACGTAGTGATGTCCGTAATGGTTAGATAGCCACATTGACTGTCTTTATCCAATGAAATAACTGGTACTGCCATAACTAAGATCTTTTAGCAAAGATACAACAATCAAAAAGTAGATGTCAAGATAAGATACTACTCTTGTTCATCAATAAGTGGTTCTATCAAGTCATATCCCTGGTTTGCAAACGGAGCATTTTTAAGTTTGAAATTCCCAAACATATCCTGCCAAAACCCAGCCAGAATATCTACTGCAGGGAAAGGACGTGTTACACCTTCAATCATCATAGGCCATACGAGCAACGACTGGTACGCATACCGGAAGTTTTTTACTATCCTCCAGTTAGGAATTGGCTTGTCTTTATCTTCGTCTTCACCCTGATCCACAAGCTGAGCAAATAAGAAGTACATAAACGTATACATCGCAAGATTCATCGTGGCTTTTGTCATCGCGTATTTCTTTGATGCGGAGAGATTCTTCAGTGAGAGGGGTTTCTTTGCAAGTATGGAATCTCTTATATATCCATATACAGTACTTACCGTTCCATCAACCATCACACGTTCCCACTGAGCTGTCCATTCACCATTTTCGTCTTTTATCATTTCGACCTTGCCTCCCTCATCCAGCGTCTTTTCTACCGCAAAAGCATTTTCAAACCTCGTTATCATCCACTGTTTAAACATCAGAAACATCTTTCCAATCATATAGTTAGCCCAAAGAGATCTCGTCTTATTATCATACGCTCCGATAATATATTTGTCTGAGAGGACTTTAAACAACCTTGCCTCTTCAAGAGTATATCCCTTTACCGGGCCAACGGTATTCTCATAGGCAGCTCGTTTTTTCTGCCATTCCATATATGCTTTACCGGCTTCAGAGAAATCTTTCCCATTCCAACCAAGCCTTTTATCTTTTTTCGGATCATACGTAACGGTACCTGTCTTTTCATCATAATCATACGCATCCCAAGATCCATCATGCATCATCTGCGCTCCCATTGCTACGCATCTGGCAAATACATCAGTAGCCCAGTTACCCCAGTTCACATAGAACCTTGTGAAAATGCTCTTTTTCGTTTTCTGATGGATAGGAAGATTAATCAACTCATAATCATTGGAAGAAACTAACTGAAAATCATGCATAGCAAGTTGTGTCATTTTCTTGAATCCATTCTTTGTAAGAAACGCTGCCGTTGATTTCAATAAATGTTGCGATCCAAAATATTTCTTATCAAATCCTCCTTTTTTCGCAATATTACTTGTGATTCCTTCAACAAATGCATACATCCCGTTTGTGACAAGACTTATAATTGGAATGTTTATATTAAAAGCCATGACCAGTGGAGCCGCAACAGACGATAATATCTGAAGCGTCGTATCAACTTCTTTTGGTGTTATCTTCTTTCGCTTCCCACGAATAGCCTGTTCATCAAACAACTCAAGAAATTGACTGACACCGAGATTTTTATAATCTTTGTTCACTCTGTCATTGAGAGCAACGATCTTCATTGCATTAATAGTTGGCAATAGATTCTCTTCAATTTCACCATTGCGAATAGAGGACATAACGAAATAATTCATAAGCATTTCAAGATTCTTCGAGATATTTTTGTTGACTTCTTCATCTTTTAAGACATACTTATCTACGTTAACTCCGTTTTCAACTACTGTCTCTACTCCAAGTCCAAGAAGTCCATAACTACGGCGCGTATTCCCATACTTTTCTTTTTGGCTGTTAGTAATACCAAACTGCCAGAAAAACATATCTCTCATTTTATTGAGATCATCAATCTCGTCTATCTCCGCACGAGAAGATTCACTATACTGCGAATATACGTCTGTTAACTCCATCACACGTGCTTTCATGCCAGCATAGATCTTCCCCTGGCTAAATTTCTCTCCTGCAGACTGGGGAAGAATAGGAATCATCCCACGAACATAAGTGCTTTCTTCAGAAAACAACATCGCTTTTGCATCGTCTTCTGTAAATTCAAGCTGATCTTTAGCCATCAGATATCCGGATGGTTCGTTTTGATAGTGTTTGGTCAGGTTGTATATAAGCGCCTGTTCAATAACATTTACTATCTTTCTGCCAGCAGCCAACAATTCTTTACTGAGTCCAAGCTCTTTGGCTTTTTTTGCCATCTCTCTTTCCCACGCCGTCCTAATATGCGGGTCATTTACGTCGTCTGTCCAATATATATGTCCGGTATAATGCATCTTTCCGTCAAGTCCCTTTTCCTGTACATATAACCGATCAAATAAATGATCACTTATGTTGAGAACCCTTCCAGTAAGAAGCGGAGCAAACTCTTTATAGATATAATCAAACACTCCATCTTTTTCTTTGAGAGGCAACATCATCTGGTTATAATTATTGATAACTCTGCCGAAGATATCAAGCCCAAACCTACGGATCTTCTGAACATCTTCTTGTCCTATACTTGATGTATCTGTTACAAATAACCGAAGCTGGTCTAAGTCCATGTACTGATTTATGTTGTAATCCATTACAGGAATCCCTCGAATCTGAAATATAGTACCAATTATCATTCGCATCTCTTCTATATCATCAATGGAATAATGTTGAGTTCCAATAGAGATATCTGAAATTTTCTTCTGTAGCCTACGCAGTTGTCGGCTGAGGACAGAAATCTTTTCAGCATCAGATATTCTTGTATTTACAGTAATCCCCCTGAGACCTACTCCCTCCTTGTCTTTCTTTGCTTTCAGAGAGGCAATATAATCCTGGGTAATATGACGTATGTTCTTTTGATCAAATCGTTCTGACAACGGAGATCCTTTTAAAATTTCCATTATCTCAGGAACTTTTCCAATATTAAGCATCGTTTTTCCAAGGGCGACATTATCAATTTGTTCGAAACTAACACCGCCACCTGTACGATCTTCACCGTGTTTACCAGCATATAATTGTACTACGCCCATATCATTTATGACAACTTTTTTATCCTCTACAAACTTCTGAGCAAGCATCATCAAATATAATTTATGAAACTCTATCTCTTTATTGTCAATATTTATCCCCTTACGGACAGCAGTACGCTTATCAATGATATAGTGAAACATCTTTGAATTTTTCGGTGTTAACGTATCGTATGCGCCAAGACTACCGCTTTGTACATCATAAATAGAGAGACCAATACCTTTATCTGAAGTATAGTCTATAGAAACTATCGGGTCGAAACCAGGAAACACGTAATTTTCATCATAAAGATGTTTCAGATTCTTATTGTCTTTAAGTTTGCTATACCTCATATATTTCGAATGTCTACTGAATCCAATAGATCTTTTAAACTTCATCGTTGTCTGATCTGTATACCTTGAAACAGTGTCACCCATATCATTTACAAAAGTATCTATCTCTTTGCGACCTCCCATAAGATATTCGATAACTTTATCCCCGAAATTATTTTTATAGGCTTCATACTGGTCAAATAAATTTTCCAAAACAGGTTGGTTCTTTGGATCATCAAGATCACCAAATTTTCCATATCCAGGAGAGATAAATATAGGAACATCATTTTTGTTGTTGCGGATAACATCTTTGAGCCACCTGATTTGCAATTTTCTTCGTGTCTCAACATTCGCTTCTCCAAGATATATTACATCATGAAAATTTTTCAGGCTGACTACCGGGTTAACACTCTTAGATGAAAGCATCACTCCGGATTGAAGTTGCATTAACTTCTCAGAATTTAAGGAAGATATTGATTTCCCTGAAAACACAGCATCCGTAAGTACTTTTGCAAACTGCTCAAGAGTTTGCATTTCCGGACTTATGTTTAGATTCAACTTCGGATCAAGACCAAAGATCGTATAGAAGAAGTTACGCAATGCATTCCAAAGCGATGTTATAAAATCTTTAACGCTATTCCATATCTCCATCTTTCTATCAGCCTGTCGGCTCTTCCACGAATTGAGAAAGTCAGCGACATCCGATTCGCTTTTCCAGCCAGCGATGTTACTTATTACTTCATCTACGAGATCCTCACCAGAAAGATACGGATAAGCGGCTTTAATAAGTTTTGCTTCTTCATTGTTGGAATTTATAATTCTAAGCGCTTCACTCCGCAGAGATTCGTATGATGGATGACTGATAGACTTCATTATAAGAATGACAATATGAGCTATTTCATGTATAGGAGTATCCTTCTGAATGCGATCAGTATTAATATACACTTTCCCATTATAAATGAATGCTATATCAGATCGGTTCGGATTCGTCGGATCGCTGTTTGATGTCAAGATAAATTTTATATTCGGAAATGCTTTATTGATAAAATAAATAAGTCCATCAATCATTTCAGAAGCCAACCGATTATCTTTACGAAGTCGCGAAGAGAGAGTATCATTCTTTTTCTCTTTGACATAATCGATATTGTATTTATCATGCCATACAACTCTTGCATGAGAACTATCAGAAAGGACTACTGTATCTCCACCTTTTACCTGGAATCCCATCGTTTTTGCTTCAGGGGCAAAGACACCGTGTTCATAATCAAAACTCAGCTTTATAATTCCATCACGATGAAATTTTACAATCTTATCTGATCCAATGGGTTTTCCAGTCAAATAAGGAACATTTGAACTGGATGAAAAATATGGATTTACAGTAAACGGGTATGGATTTACAGACTTTTTTACCTCTCCCATAGAGTCAGTCTCCATAAGCATCATTCTTATTCTAAGATCTTTATTTCTCCTTGTAAACTTTGCTCCGGACTTATTAGTACGGTCATATTTTGTTAATATTCCATTCTTTCGAATAATTTCATCAGAGAGATAATCCATATCTGGATTGTATAATGTACCAGCACTACCTCTGTCCTTACGTACAAATTCACCGTACTGTCGTTCGATATTATTATCGATCATGGAATTAAATGAACCGTTCCGTACTTCAAATCCAAAGTTCAACGCAGAATATAATCGGAAAAACTGTTGATGTTTCGGATTTAATTTCCTGAAGTCAATAATCATAACATTTCTTCTGTGATCATCTATTGACAAAGATCCGGAAAACTGAATTTGCTCAGACAAATTTACATTTGAAGTTCGTTCTATCTCTTGCACAAACAGATTGTTCTTATATGCATCATATTGTTTAAGATAACTAAGATATTGCGGTGCAAGTGCCATAAAGAGTCCTCGTCCATACTCAGACTGATCCATTGTAAAAACACCATTCTTTAAGCCAAGTTCATTCATAAAATCATCTTCAAAGCTAAATGTCTCGTTTTCCATTACATTCCCAATGATGAATTTCTCAAAGTCATCTACTAATGGATTAAACTCATCTTCTCCCCAAAGTTCATTTCTCTGCGTTTTCTCCCGCACTAAATCCGTTAAAATATCAATATTCTGATCAACTAAAAACACTCTTTTAATTGACTTCTCAAGTTGGTTCATTAGGTCAAGATAAGAAATACTCCTCGGAATGTTCGCTATAACTTCAGCTATATTGAATGTATTCCTGATATTTATTTCATTACCCATCTTATTCTTCGCCGACTTATCAGATGAATATTGATAAAAGTTTTCAATAAAATATTCGGCTTGTTGCTTTGGAGTTTTTACATATTTAGTATTCTTTTTACGAATAGCATCAATGTTTGACAGAAACACGGATAAGTCCATGCCAAGCCACTTCTCAACATTTTTAATATTTCCGGTAAGTTCGAATATATTTCCACCAATACTTTTTTCTATAGCTATAAAGTTAATAAGCCTGCGTACTTGTTCTCCTTTTAATGCTATATTCTTTAATTCTTGCATTGAATATCCTTCGACAGTTTCAACTCCTGTAAGGTATTTCCATATCTTTGACGTAAATTCTGACGTTGCCCGATTTGCATTTATTGTCTTTGCGGTAGCTTTTACAACAGCAGGACTTGTGAGTATCTTATATATTCTCTCCTCGAAATATTTCTGTTTTTCTTCTACAGTTTCAAACTTATCCATCTCTGCCTGTTCACTTGAATTTAACCCGCTGAATAACAATCCTGCAATAAGAGGAGAAGTATATACGTTGATATTTAATCTCCCAAGCGCTCCACCAAGACCGGCATTTACCGTTGCAGCCTGTACTAACTTTGCAATCATCGCAAACGTCTCAGGGATAGCAACATCTTTTCCAAGAAAGGTAGATGATCCGAAAAGTTCGGTTCTCTTTCCTTTTGGAATCGTAAACAGTGTTGTAAAAAAGTTGTTGAGATTAGCGAAATGACCTACAAGAACTTTTCCATCATATATTATACGATCATTCTCGACTATCTTTCCAAAATTACTAAATGGCCATAACAGATCCTGGGGCTTGTCTTCCGAAAGACTTTCGGCGAAATTTTCAAGAGTATCTGTTTCTAATGCTGTCAAGATAAAAGGATGGTTTTTATAGTTATTGTAGTATTCCTGTATCCCCCGAAAGAACATTATCTGATCTATATTTTCAGTGTCTATACTGGCATCATCTTTTATTGGATGATAGATAATATTTACGGAATCCCCATCATAATCTGAATTGTCAAGTTGGTTTCTTTCCGGAGAAAGATATATCAGATTTTCTGCATCATTGGCAAATGCAACAATCCTCCCCAATGATCCCATATTGCTATTCGTCGTAGGAATACGTACTATAAAAACATTTAATGCTTCATTGAATGCAAAATAATACCGTGACAAGTATGAAATTATGTGCTTTTTATTCAGCAACTTTCCTGACATTTCCAGAGTTCCTTCTTTGGCAGGATCTTTTTCCAATATATATTCTTCATATTTTCTTCTTAAAACACTTGCCATTTTTGAACCAAACGCCATATAAATATCATCGACAGAGATATCCGGATCTGCAAATGCCTTGGATAATTCCTGATATATTTCGTCTGATGATGAACGTTGTGTTTTCAATCCACTGTCATAAAGAGAATAAACATCTTCCCCGATAACATAAGTCATCGCTTCTTTAAGAGTAATATCTGGAGTAAGTCCGAATTTATCCATATGGTGAAAGGGAGCGATAACTTCTGCGGGCCGATATATTGCTTTTGGATTTTTATCAAGTTCATCTCTTGATGTTATCTCACTTCCATCCTCTGTAACATATCCGTGAGGCATTATCATCCTATATCCTTCTACACTATCATTCTCCAAGTTTTCATCACTATTGGAAAGAACAGGTATAGATCTTCCGTTTTTTGTTTGAACCATCTTTATCTTTGTAAACGAAGGTGCCTGCACGTGAAATGCTCCTGGCAATTTAAATCTCAAAGCACTTTCAGCATCATTATAAAACATTTGGATAGCAAAACTTCTTATCGCATTGATATCTACAGATGGATCATTGAGAAGTGACAGATGTTTGCCAGCATAAGAAACATTCCTTCCCCGCCTTAAAGCATTTTTTCTTATATAATCAATAAGTTCTCCGCGCTTCATGGATTGAATCTTTGTAATCCACTTGTCTATATTCAATCTAATAGCATCAGTATATCGCTCGTTAATATCTTTATTATGATCAAATGTGCCAGTAACATGGATTACCTGTAAAGGCAAAGATGTCTCTTCGCCAAAAGGATTTTGCCGCATCTTTGTCTGATGGCGCAAAGTATCATTACGAACCCATACGATATTCTCATCACTATTAAGCTCCATAGGAACTGTTACATTGTCAAGCGTTACATTCTCTCCTGTTCTGCTTTTTAAATCATTAACTTTTGTAACACCTGTTTTTACCGCAGAAGAAAACACTACATAACCGACCATTTTTTTATTCCATCCCTCTGAATCTTGCTGAACATATCTGACAAGATTATCTATTGCCTGATAATATGGGACATTGTTAGCAAGCATCGTTTTGAGCATACTATAAAGCTCATCCCCAATCATCATACGAGTCATCTCCTGATAAAAAGAACTATTTTTAAATTGGGATTCAGGAATAGGATATTGATTATATTTGTGAAATATTTCTGTTTCGTATCTATGTGAATAATAGTTGTTGACATTCTTTTTACTTCCAATACCTAATGTTCCGGCAGAAGCGGCAGAAGCAAGAAATAACATTCTATCGTATATCGGATTCATAATAGATAATCCATCTGTAAGTTTAATTTCCTTCTTGCCAAAAAGGGTGTTAAGACCGACAACATCCTTAAGATACACAACCCTCGATTCTTTAGGAAGTACATCGAGTATTGCTGAATACCTATCATCTTCATTTATCGTTGCATACTTATCTCCAGGTGCTACCGGCCCGGTTCCACGTTTTATAAAATCTATAAAATTCTTATAGCCATATACCGGCCCACGAACAAGTGGCGTAACCATTTCATTAATAAAATAATGATTCCAATAAATTGCTTCAAGCAAAGGATGATAGGTGGTATTTTCTTCTTTTACCTGTTTGTACCCATTATTTTTCATCTCTTTGCCTATCAAGAGGAAAAAGTCATCACGTATCTCATTGGAAGCTGTAACTGCATTGCTAAGAGAATATATCTTACTCAGTAATTCTTTCGTTTCTTCTTCTTTTCCTAATTTTAAAAGTTTCTTCCTTTGTGCCTGTAACTCTTTTAATCTATCACGATAATTCTGAACATCCTGTTCATACTTCCTGAAAAACTCACCTAATGTTTTTGATGAATTTAGAGTTTCTTCTTCGATTCCTATCCTATCTTGCGGAGTAAGACTATTCTTAAATTTATCAGTTAACTCAAAAGTATCAAACAATGATACTTCAAACGCAGACAGGTTATGTGCTGAATCTGCTATCTTTTGCAAGGAAAGATTAATATGTTGACTAAAGGCAGCATAAATTGCTTTATCTGCTTCAAGAGTGCTCATATCACGCAATTTCGTAATATTGATATCAGCTATAGGATTATCCGTTTGTGTGATAGCATTCCCAGGGAGTATTGTTCCATTCTTGATAATATAGTCACGATAAAGAACAAGATCTTTCAATTCTTTCTTACCGCTTTTATAAGCATTCCAGTTCTCTTTAGAATACTTTTTAAGATCCTCATAATACCTTTTGATTATTTCGAGTTGATCAATAAGAACGCTTGTACTTATCTGAAGTGTCCTTAACCGATTGAATGTTTCAAAATATTTTTTATCAACAAGGCTTACATCTTTTCCATTTTTCTGATAGAAGAATCTTGGAAAGTTTGGATATATAGCTCTGTCAGAGAATGTCTCAAGAATAGCGAACCCGGCAGACATCTCTTTGGTATACAGAATCTCTTCCAATGACTTTTCAATAAGAACCTGATACTTATCTGCATCGGACATATTTTCAAATTTAACACCTTTCAGCGGGGCAGTGATACCGTCTATTGTAGACATTATCCGGTCGAACTTAATATTATTCGCCAAAAGCATATTATTTTTGTTATTCAATAAAACACCGCCTTCTTCTTGTATCTTCTTGAGTATTCTTTTGACAATGATATTTGAACCATCATAATTCATTTGTCCTACAGTCGCAAAAAGATCGAACAATGTCGAAGAACGATTTACTTTAAAAGAGATATTGTTTTCGACATTACGTGTTGCGTCTGTTGAATTCTTGCTGTAATTATATTCCGTAGCATCCGCAATTTTACCGAGAAATTTAAACTGATCCGGAGGAGATGGATATGCAACTCTCTCTGTGGTATTATCTATGTTATAGATCGTATTAATACTATATGTAGGATGATCTGAATTATCTTTATAGTAATTCATCAATATTGTCCACAAGCCATTTGTTATCTTATCCTCATTTAATTTTTGATGTATCAACTCTTTGTTAAGTTCATCTGTTACCATTTTATCAACAGCATCAGATAACATTATGTTGACCTTTACGGAAAGCATCATGTAATATAATCCCTGTCCTATCTCTTTATAACTGCCTAATAGATTTTCATCATGCAGAGTTTTTATCTGCTCAGGATATATGAAAATTCCAAGAAAGTCAAAAAGATCCTTCGCATTAGTCACTGTAATATCGAAAACTCCTTTTTCAAGAATCTGTTTTCCGGTACGTGTATTGACAATTCCATCAGCACTGACTTCAAACCATTGTCTTTCGCCTGGATTCAACTTCTGCCTGACGAGATCATTTATCCTTGTTCCACTTGCATCCATAAGTTTTATACCAATGGAATTCTTTATATTACTTCTTGCCCCGCTTCTATGCAGATCCTTATATTCCGTAGTCTCGATCCTTCCCATAGTGGACACTGTGAATTTAAGTGCCTCTTTTTCATACAGAGATTCATAATGATTCATCAGCGCATTCAACAAATTCCAGAAACTAAAAATCTTTTCCATATAATCCGCCTCATCCATACCTGTTTTATCGATATAGGCACGCATATAATTTCGTTTGATAGGATCAATAAAATCATCGACCAGTTTAAGCATTCCGATTCCTTCAAACATCCATGATGTCCTGTTATTGATCTTATTCTTTGCTATAAGACTATCCGCATTGGTATATATTGCTTCATCGCCTATCTCAAACAAGAAACTCTGCAAGAGATTTTTTTCGTTTCCAGTAGGTAAGGATTTTTTCAACATTCGAAGTTCATTCATCCATGCATCGAAAGTAAGTTCTTCTCCTCTATTCAGTATTTTCTGAACGCTGCGCAAGAGCATTTTATCAAGTACTGCCGTTTCGCAAAAGCCATGCTTAAGTCTTTTATTTTCATCGTATTTCTTCCATATACCATCTGCAGATACTTTCCATTTTGGGATTGTATTCAATACGATATTTACTATAAAACTCCTATTCCCAACATGGTTCGTATCATTGAAATCTCCAGCCTGAAGTTTAAATATAGTCTTTGTATATTCGTCAAACGTAAGTCCTTCACTTTTTATTAACTTGTCCAGACGGATATTTCCGAAGATATCCTGCATCATTGAAAAGAACAACGTCTTGTTAGAGACCATATGAATAATCTCGTATTGACGAAGGATCTTTTCATTTGAGATTCTGAATTCTCCCGATTTCGTTCTGGCCATCTGCATAAGATCATATTGCTCAGGAGTAATATGTGAAATAAATACATCTTCAGTTCGTATTCCGTCAACACTATTTGGATCAAAAAGATATATTGTTTTACGGTTTTTTTCATTATATACTATGTCCGTAAGTCTTTCACCCTGTTCATCAGCAACTACATTTGCTGACTGTATCTTTCCTTCATTTAATATTTTCTCCCTGATAACAAGGAGATCTTCATACATCTTTGTGACTGTAATCCATGCAGGATCTACTCCCTGAGCCATATCTTTACTCCATTCAGAATAATGCTTTATAAACATAGGAGCAAGTAATTCTCCTTTAATCCTGTTAATATTTTCCTGCGTCTTAAATATCTCTGTAAGTTTTTCATGTACCTCAGGAGAATTATATTCATTTTCTATTGGCATAAGATATTCAGAAGTAAAATTGCTTAAGTTCTGAAACTGGTGATCTCTGAATACACCTCTGTCCGCGTCATAAAGAACATTAACCATTGAATATTCTTTTCCACGAATCCTATTTATAACCATTGTAATCCAGTCAAGGATTCTTTTTACAAATCCAGAAATCCCTCTTCCCCGATATGATTTATCCTGGAAGATAGATGCTATATATTCTATGGCCTGTTTATCCGTTATTTCAGTTACATCAACAGCACGTCCAATTTTTACAATATGTTGTTTTATATCGGCTAATAATTGTTCACGTGCTTCCGCAGTAATAACATATTCCGTGATGATATGCATGGATTCATGCCGACCTGCGTATGGATTTACCATTCCATTATGCTCTGAAAGACTTATAAAGGCTTGTAACACCATTCCGTAAAATTGTCTCGAAGCCGGCATTTCCATAATTCGATTCATATCAACAAAATCAACATTCTTAAAACTTACGCCAAGAATATCTCTTATCTGATCCAAAGCAACTTCCTTATCAACAAAATTATCTGTTAAGACTCCATCACTTCCAACAGGCATAAGCCATGAATCTTTTTCTTCGTCAACAGACGCAACTCCAGGTCTTTCATCGGGAATTGAAAGATAAAATGACTTTTGACTCAATCCGTAGGTCTTTGTAACAATGTTCTCCGTTATGAACTGTCCTTTATGTCCAGTCCATGCAGCTTTTCGCATCGGTTGGTTTTTAAGATTAAGAGTATCTTTCATCTTAAGGATCTCTTTCAACACGAATAGTATTGCTTTTGATTTAGCTTCAACAGTAGTGATAGGATTCCCACTTTTATCTGTTAATGATCCGTATGTTGAAATGTTCAAGAATCCTTTCTGGTTAAAATATATCAATTTTGAGAATTCAGGATATCTTTTAAAAAACGCTTCATTAATCGTGATGAAGTTATACGCCTGGGTTTCTTCGTAAATAGCATATGCCTGTTTCAATGCTTCATCCAACTCTTTTTCTGAACGTTCTTCTTCCGGAAGCATCAGTAACTTCTCGGCAACAGATAGTTTTTGACGAAACTCCAACGAATTTATAGTTTCTTCAAATTCACGAATTATGTCCGTGACATAACCTGACAGACTTTCAGCATCAAATAACGGAGCGGCATCAAGAAGTATCTCAGAACCATTCTTTTCATTATTCCACGATAACTTTGCTATAAATCTTTTTCTTCCATTTATCTTTGGAATTTTTACAAGCCTTGACTCAATTGGATGAACACGAAACCCATAACGTTCAGCGTTACTTAATAGTTGATCCCATGTAATGGCTTCATCATCTGAAAATTTATTAAGAGCATTACCTTCTGTTATCTTCTTTATCTCAACAAATACTTCCTCACCACCTATCAATTGGCGCAATAATTTCAATCGATACACATTAAGGTCAATCAATATATCCCTGAATTTCTTATCAGAGATAAAAGCTCCGTTATTACGGAAAAATGCTTCCAATTCATCCGTGGTATAATTCTTTTTTCCATCAACATAATCTCTCAATTCAGAAAATTTATCTAATGCCCGAACAGTTTTTCCTTTATCTTCTTTTGAACTGAAATCAAATTCAGGTTCTGAATCGATGGATATATAGTGTAGTCCTTGTGCTTCCATCCATTCTTTTGTAACAGCCTTTGCTGCTTGTTCGCCAGAGACTCTTTTGATCTCTTTTTTGACATCTTTCATAATACCCTCAAAAAAAGCATCCATTTTATCTTGAGGAATCATATTGATGATTACATTGCTAAATTTTGTTTCATTTCTATTAACGACACCGGTAACTGGATTAACAACAATCGCGTTTATTGATTCAAAATACTTTTTTTGAAGTATAGTGCCTGGCATAAGCCGTCTATTGATTATCTTTCTTACGTTTACAAGTGCACTATCCTTAGCATAGAAATCATTTTCGTTATATGGAATTCCATATTTCGTTGTTGTCAATGGAAACAGATATACCGCGCCAGAACTATAAAGTATGTTGTTATTTGAAAATTCATGTGCTGTCTCCACAAACTTATTGAATAATCTGAATTTCGACTGGTAGAAATATTGGTTTTGGAATTCTTCAACTGTCAGTGGATCTTCATATCCATCAAGATATACATGATAAATCATTTTCGATTCTTCATAGATAGCTGTAACATTTTTTATGATTGCCATCTGACCGGTATTCATATTCACCCATGTAGTGTTATAATACATATCAGATCCCGGAAACAATTCATCAACATTCTCATCAGGGATAATTCTTTCATTTTGATAAAATTCTTCTTCACTTACAAGAGGAGTTGTCGCTTCTGTCCCAATCCGTTCAAATCCATCTTTTATGTATTTCGTTTTCATATCATCAGAAAGAGTCATAGGCACTCCCCATGAAAAGGCAAATCCAGGTTTTGACTCATAATTAAAAACATTGATATTATTAATCTTATATCCCTGTTCAAGTAAAATAGCGGCATATGTTCCAAGTTTTCTTGCATCAAGATCAAGAATAGTATTCTTTCTATTATTTATTTCGAGATCATAGATATCCACTATTGGTGAGACTTTCCCATCCTGGTATGTATATCCGACGATATTAATTAAAAACGGATGCCCATATGTCCCATCTTTTGATTTTATCTCTGGCAGAAGTACAGATAATTTTGACTTTACAAGACTTATCATCTGTGGATCAGTAGTAATTGATTTAATCATCGATTTAGCAAAAGCTATCGGATTATCAATTCGCATTTTTTCAGATACAATGACTTTATTTAATTCTTCAACCGCGCTAACGACTTCTTCTAATGGGTGATTTTTGTTATCAATAATGGATAAAATCGCTTTTTGAAATACTTGCGAAAATCTGGCATTATAGTTCATCCTATCAGTTTCATCTTCAGGAAGTATTCCTTCCTCAACTGCTTCCTGATGTATGATCGCTGTAACTCTGGATTCTTGTTCTTCGCCAGTGTGTGGTTTTTTTAAACTATCCAGAAATTCTTTGGTCTTTTGATATACATCTTTTTCATTATTGACATTTGTATTACGATTAAAATCATAGTTCTCCTCTCCTTTTGGAACTTTTAAAAGATATTCATCTCCAGGAGCAACTTCACGAAGAGTTGCTATATAATTCATCATATCGTTAAGATTCATCGTAGGTTCAATTTCGCTGAATCTTTGTATATTTCCAGCTATAGATTTCACCGTTGAGACAATAGCCACATACGCATTAGATCCTTGTGCTCTTCCCAAAGTAGTTATAAGTATTCTTTTAGCACTACTATTTCCTACACGATTTCCAGGATAGATTTTTTTATTTCCTTCATCGAAGACATTTGTATAAAGAAATACACTCTCATGTCCTTCTCCTGAAAACCATCGTTTGCTATCAGAAGGATCTTTCACGCATGTCCTTATGCTGGATTCATAATCTTTCACTTCAGGATATTTCTCTAATACGTACTCCATCTCTTCCTTGTCAAATACTACAAGTATAGAATCCTGAGGCCCCTGACCAGGAAGTTTTTTCCTATCCAGAAAGTCAGCAATAAGCTCTTGTTGACTTTGATGTGAATATATTCCAAAGCGTACTCCATCTTCTGTGTCATAAATTAATTCACCAACATCAATCATTTCGTTTGAATTACTCGACCTGATTTTTGCCAGTGTAGAATGCATTGTACGGATGCCGCTACGAAATATCGTTACCATCGGAAGCAACCTCATTCCCAATTGATCTATATATGATCCAAAAGCATCTGAATCTTCAAAATTTGGAAGTTGTTCTGAATCTCCGATCATAAAAAATGTCATGCCCTTATTTTCTGAGACAGCTTTTGAAATTCTTCTATTAATGATTTGCTGTTCTTTTATACTCCATGCTGATGCTTCTTCAACGACGACATAATCATACTTTTCTTTTATATTATTTTTGATAAAATCACTTTCTTTTATTATCGTGAATTTGCTATCACTAAGCAAACCACCCATACTTTTAGATAGGCTTTCATAATTATCTTGATAAAATTGATTTGGAACTACCACAAGTACATTCTGAAATTTTCCAGTAAGTTCTTTTCTTGTTCCTGCAATATCGATTGCTGCCTGTGTTGACTTTCCCACACCGGTATATCCACGGATAACAACAGTATTTGGCATAAGTGTTTTACTTACATCTTTCCGTGTTTTTGCGATAAATTCATTACCAGGAGATAAACTATATATTACAGCTTGAATAATTATTTCCTGTTGTTCATAGGAAGAAGGAAATATAAATGGAAGACCTATCTTTCCTAATTTGTGTTTTTGATAGAAATCTCTATATGCTTGTCTTACTTCTTTGTACGAAAACTTCGTTCCTTTTCCTGTTTCTCCCAATGTATTAATCAGATGAAGCATATTAAGTGTATAGTAAAAGAACAGTTGCCTGGAGGTTGTAAGTGGGGCATTTTTTATTCCATATGTTGCTTTGCCTTCTTCATAATTCTCCACTGTAAGGACTCCTCCAAATCCATCAGAGGTATTCATATCAACAATAAGTTTGTCAGTAAATTCGGAGAACCATGCATACCCGGTCATAGGCCAGTTTTTAATCACTTCTTCTTCGATATCTTTCAGCTTGCCAGATAATGTATCTGTTGTCGCCACAAGATGTTTTTCAAGCTCCGTGATGATTTTTAATTCCATCTCGTCTCTTGTAGTCTTTGTTGCATTTTGATACTTCATCCATATCTGACGGATATGTGTTGCTGCATCGTCCTTTTCTACATTTTTAGCAAGAAATGACTGAAGATCTGTTATTGCTTTTGCAAATTCCGGGATATCTTTATCCTTTTCAAAGATAAACCGCAGAAAAGAATACTGCATTTCCATATGTTGCAGTTTAACCCTTATCTTTTCCATAGAACGGATCCGTTCGTCATTCTCTGCAGCAATAATAATTGATCTTAATTGAGATTTTATTTCAGTTATATTGTTATTAATCCTATTAATTTCTATATCAGTAAGGCGGAATTCATTATTCCATAGCTTTGTGTGTTCAATAGCCTGAGGGTTAGATTCTACATTATCCTGGAAAAATGTCTTATTCATATTTATAGCAAGTTCTACGGCACGAACCCTTTTATAGAACTCATTAGCTTTTTTAAGAACATCAACTGGATTATTGAGAACAGTTGTTCCAATTATCTCATTATCCGAAAGAAATTTCCAAAGCATATCTTCCGAAACCTTTGTATTTGTACGAATTCCGAGTCTATCTACAATACTTTTTATGATATCTACTCGTACATTTGGATCTTGTCCAAGCAATTCAGTGACAGTTGTAATCTTATTTTTCTTTCCTGTTTCAACATTCAAAATAGAACCAATACTTTCCTGTATTTTACGAAGTTCTACAAGAGATGCACCTGATTCCACTGCAGATATTTCATCACCATCTTTTATCTGTTCTTTAAAGGCTATTCTTTGATTATTTATTGCTTCTATGTGACGTTCTATTCTATCTTTTAGAGTCTTCTGTTGGTCAGTAGTAAAACTCTCGGATGTAGTATTATTAAGACTTTCACTAAGTTGTGAAATTAAACCTGAAATGTTTTCTTTAGTACTGCTTAATGACTTCTTATTTGTTAGCATGTCAGGAATTAAGCCAATCGCCTCATCAATATGTTGCATAACACGTTCAAATCCTACTGGCCCACTTTCAGATAAAATATCAAATGACCTATCTTCCATAGGTTTTGTAATCTCTTGATTATACTTATCTATCTTTGCCTTGAAATTTCTATCAAGATGATTAATAAATGAGTTTCTATCTTCAAAGTCGTAAAGTTTTAAGGCATCTATTACGTGAGAAAATATACCAGTTGCTTCTCCCAGTGTAAGGCTTTTATTAAATTTTTCAAGATATTCATTGGTGATTTTTTTAACTTCATCACCATAATTTTCATCATCTATTCTCATTTTCGTGCGTACATCAAGGATCGCCTGATCTTCTGCCTGGCGACTCATAGCATCTTTTATCGCTTCAAATTGCAAGAACAGATTTGTATAAGCAAGACTTTTCTTTGGATGTAAAAGGCTTCCATTCTTGTCATAAATAACATCCGTCTTTGGCTCGATGATATCTCTCATCTTTTTTACATACTCTTCTCTTTCTTCTTTAAGCTCTTCTTTTGTTTCGGTGCCATCAACAACAGGTTCTTTCGAAAATGAAACAGATTTTGGAGTAACCTTTTTTCCATTCGCCAATTCTTCAAGAGAAGCATCAATATGATCTATTACTTCCCCGCTTTTAACAGCACTATCTATCAAAGATGGTATTCCATCTGTTGCCAATGCGACCTGTGGACTATTTAACCCATATTTCTGTATTACGCCAACACGTATGTCGAGATCATCAAGAAACATAGATACAAGTTCTCCGGCTTGTGAATTAGCTACGGTACCATCCTTTATCACCTCACCAGCAGTAGTCATATAATTCTTTCCAATCTCTCCTTTTTGTACCATGGTAGTAAGTTCCTTCTCTACACTTACACGAAGTGCCGGATTATCCGCTACCATTCTTGCGAACATACTAAATTGCATATCCGCTGATGGATCTGATGAAGACTTATTGCCAATCATTGGACTGACAACGCCCATTGTAATAAGTGTAGAAAAGAATGCAGCCCATCCCTGATCCCAGTCAAAGTCATCTTCTATAACCTTTTTCCCTGAGAGTATACTATTGGCGAGTTCCTGTTTTCTTTCAAACTGATTACGTTCAGAAAGACTAATAGGCTTAAATTCATTCGCATCATATCTGTTAACAAGCATATACGGAGCGCCTGTATTTCCACGAGTAATACCATTACTGTCTTCCCATAAACCATTGTCTGGATTTTTTACTATATCATAACTACCAAAAGTATTCGCAAACCTATCAGCCCAGTTGCCATAATATCCATTTGCAAGAGAACTCAAGCCAGTGTGCATTAAACCCTCAACATCTTCTTCAACCATCTCAACGACTGATCCTATGCCAACTCTGTAAGCCCAGTGGCTATCCATAAGTTTAATAAGTTCACCGGGGCCTTTTGTAAGTGAGTTATAAACCTTATTAGCAATGGCTATCTTTGACGACTTTGCCAGTTCGGTTTGTGTTTTCCCGGTAAGGTTTACTTTTTCTCCATATTTCTGCTGAAATATCTTTTTAAAATCCTGAGAAGTAAGTTTTTTTGCTCCTCCTTTTGAAGCAAGTTTATTTACAAGCTGTCCTCCAAGACGTTCATCCACAGGAATTATCATTTCTGATAAATGTGTAGCAATACCATACGGTATTGAATTTCTTGCAGCTTCCATATAGTCAAGACCACCTTCCTGAAACTGTTCTTGAAACATACTCATTGATTGTAGATCACCTGCAAATAACGATGCCTGTGTCGCAAGCCGTTGTGTCCATATAGCTCCAGCACCAAGAGCCCTGACACCCGCACCAACAGCTCCACCAGTAAGTATCATCCCTGCTAACTGGCCAACACCATTAAAAACCTGCGCAAGAAATGATGATGTATTATCAAACAAGCGTTTCTTCTCGTCTATATTTTGTGTAGATACGGAATTCGCCCAGTTTGTCATATTAACATATGACTGATACCAGTCTAATTCTTTATATGCTTCATCTGTTGAATCATGGCTAAGGCGATATGTAAGAGATCCTATTGTCCCATATCCAGCGGCAATTCCTTTTACCATCAGCGGGCCAAAGCCATACCACATATTTCTTGACATCGTAGTAAGAGGATTGTCCGATCTTATTTTTCTATCAAACCATCCTTTTATCGTTTCAGAAGAGACAAGGGTTCCTTGTGGAGCTTCTTGCCAGAAGAATGAATTTCCGTCAGGAGCCAGTTTGCGATACAAGTATCCTTTTGCCATTGCAGCTTCTGCAAGTGGACGCATATTTCCATCTGCAGAGATATACACATTTTTCATTGAGGCAGAAGCATCTCCAGGGTCTGTCTGCAAAAATCCGGTAGCCGGGTCAAATATCCCGAATTCAGGGCCGCTTTTTTTTGTATCATGAACACTGTAATTCGATACTTTCAGACCATACTCTTTTGCAAATATCCTTCCCCATGGATTATTATCGGCATATACAGTACTGGTCTCATATGGATTCCAGTCCTGATTTTTATAGACATGCATCATGCCATCAAGTTCTCCGATAAGTCTATCAACTTCTTCTGGTTTATCTTTAAGTTCAGGATAGTTCGTAACAAGTTCATCTTTCGATGGTGGACGCACCTGTAATCCAGTCTCTTTTTCCGCTTCAAACAGATCACGATATGTTGCTCCTTTATGGATTGCATCGAATAAGTCGATATATTGTTTCGGTTTGTTTTCTGGTAATATTGGCTCTGCCATGGCTTACTAATTTAAAGATGAACGAATAGAAGAATAAACTGGATTAGTTGTCATTGCTTCTTTTTGAAACTTATTTTTGGATTCTTCCTGATGTGCCTGGATAATCATTGAATCATTCGCCAAAAGAAGTCGAACAACATAATAGTCTTTTGGATTATCAAGGATATCTTTTTCCATATTTGCTGAATATACATCATCAAGAAGTTTTCTATTTCTTATATACATTGGATCACTTGTTTTAAATCCGCTGATATAATCCTGTGCAAAATCGTAATCCAGCAATTCTTTATAGGTAAGTTCTTTTATTTCGTCTCCTATCGGAATACGGATTCTCAGGTTTTCTGCATCATCTTTGTTTATGAGAAATAGACCATCCTGCAATGACTGGTGCGCTGGCCCAAACAACTGATCGCCTTTATAAATTGCATTTACATTTAATAGTGTTGCTGATCCCTGCAGGTCGAGTTTTGAAAGTTTATCTTCTCCAATAAACAAGACGAGATTATTTGCAAGATCCTGTCCGGCATACCCATGGTCTTTAAGAAAACTTTGTCTATCTACCGGATATACTCTTAGGTCAAACATATTTTTATAATAAGAAGATACTTTCGCCATAATTTCAGGTCTATGACTATACATTGTTTTTAAAGTATTTTCTTTTGCTGTTTTTAACATTTCATTTTTTTCTGCTGGTGTTGCTTTCTTGTATTCTTCAGATGCTTCTATCTCTTTCATACGTCCAAGCCAAACCTGACTAAAATTATTATAAACACTCATTCCCTCTACATCTTGGGGAACAAGCATTGATATATTTATTGTTTCTTCTGCCGGATGATTTAATACTGCATTTGTAAACGTACCATAAGGAACAGTCCCTTTTCCTGTAGGATCAGTCCCTTTTCCATCAGAAAAATCTTTTATTTTATAACTATCCAGTTGATCTACATCTTTTATCATTCCTTCCATTTTTGTGTAGATCCTGTTTTTAACATATTTTCTCTGGATATCTGAAAATATTGACGTTTCTTTAGGTGTCAGTTGTTGGTTATTCACATATTTGTTTACTATATCTGTTTCTTTTTTATCCATGATAAACCATGCTTGCTCATTCATCCGGATTGCAATATTCTGGTTATTATTTTCATCTTTCATTATGGAAGCTGCGTTAAGATCTTCAAAAAAACCACTCATAAGATCACTTACAACATCCATAGGAAGATTATCAATGAGACTATTTGCTGCCTTTTCTTTTCCATATCTATCTGTCTTAGTCCTGATCTCATTAAGATACGTAACGTTCTCATCTCCTGTAATATCTTGCATTCTTTCTGTTCCAAGAAATTTTCCTTTATCATCAAAAACCGGTTTAAATATCAATGATTCATTAATTAGGTTTTCACGTATGAACTTATCATAACTACCGGTATATTTTGTCATAACCGGATACTGGTATCTATTTGGACTACCTGTACTGGTGAAAGTAGTATGCTGTTCAGGATTAAGTAAGTCATTTTGATTAAGCCAGACCAGTTTCTCTCCATCATTTGTCTGGACAGACTGTGTTACGACATCCCAACTTCCGCTTTTTCCAGGTTTTACTGCTACACGCATTCCATTTGCAGGATCTTCTCTTAAATCTTTTTGTGCCTGCTCCCAACTTTCAAAGTTGTTTAAAAAGACGCTTTTCATAGATTTATTATTTACTTCATGAAGCATATCCCGATAAAGAGCCTGGTTATATTTCTTCTGTATAGAAGGATCAAAGATCGCCTTTCGGTTTTTCATTATTGCATTGGAATATTCTTGTTTGGCTTGCATAAGAATTGCCTTTCGATTTACTTCCTGCATTTGGTATGCCATAAAATCACCTGGGAGCATCTGTGCAGCAAGATCTTTATCTTCTGCGACTTCTTCTCTATTCTGCTCCCTATAACTCTGCGACATCATTCCTGATGGAATATTGGCAGATTGTCCTTGTGTCGTACCAAACAGTTTTGCTTGTTGTACACCCCATCCTATAGCCATAATACGATATTTTACAAATACCAAAACCCCGCATCATCTGACCGGGGAATAGCATTCTGTGTTAATAAATCAGTTAACTTGTTTCTCATCCATCTCACGAAAGAATTTCATTTTTTCTCTTTCTTCTTCGGATGGACGGTAATGGAATTTTGCTTCTGAGAAATGGATCATAAAATATGTGATGCCTTCAATGACAACCATATTGTCTGGCTTTGGTTCGACTGGGTAGTTTAGCAAAATCACATCGCCGGCCTTTATATCCGACTTATATTTCGCATCACCAAAGTAGAAAAATTCTGGAGCAATGATCACAAGCGCTCTGAGCGGATGATCATAATAAGAACTTTTCCCTCCCATTTCGAGTAAGGTTCGCGGATCAATTATTCCCGATTCTTTTTTTGGTTTGGTATAGATCGGATCCACCAATAAAACATTGTTCCCTGCTTTAATTTCATTTAGATTCATATACTTTTTTTTTATCCTGACATTTCAATAATTTGCTCCAGAAATTGTTCCTTCATTATCTTTTTCAATAAGTCTCTTAATATTGGATAAGGCATATTAATATCAAACTCTTTTCCATTCCTACAATATATTCTGGCATATCTTAGCTTTTTTATATCTTTCATATCAATATCCGGCCCTGGAGATTGTGATATAGAACTTATATCTGTCACTTTAACAAAAAATTTCATGGGAATACTGATAACATGTATCTCCCTTTCTCCTGTAACGGTGAATATTTCTTCATCCTGGTAAGAAAATCCTTCTAATTCAATGTTCATCAGTAAAATATTTTACCATCACGACGAATTAAAACGGAAGAACCTTTTTTTCCACACTTAGGACATATGGCGCGACAGACGCATCCCATATGTGTGTATTCTGTTCCATCTTCAACACATTTAACTTTCTTCGATACTCTTTTTGGTTTTCGATTCATGACAGTGATTCAATTTCAAAGATATATCTATATCAATTCCTTTCCAAATATTGTTAATAAAATTCAAAGTATTACATCTTACTAAGCATCAGTGCCTGAATCTTCTTATTCCATAATGCATCCTCATATTGCTTATAATTCATGAACTGATTAGCCAACGCTTCATTTCTTGCTACATTCTGAGCAAACCTCATATTAGATTCTTTTTCTTCCAATGCTGTATTTATCTGATTTACACGAGCTGCTTCTGCCTGATTTCGTATAATAGATTCCATAGCATATTGAGCATTTGTCTTTTGTGTATCGGACGCAACTTTCATATTTTCCATTCCGGCAGCCAATGAGACTTTCTCTTTTGATTCAAGAAACTTCGCAATCATTTCTCTTGGATCAATACCACGTTCCTGAAACTCACTCATGACGGTTTTAAGATCCTGGCTTAAGGAATTTTGAATAGATGCTTCATTAAAAAATCTCGGAGTGATTTGCGTAGGAGTAATATAACTCGGTGACATTCGTATTTTTTCAGGTCGTGGTTGAAGCATTGTACTTAGGTTATATAAGAGATTTCCTACAAACGCTGCTTCGTCTCCACCAAAACTGAATTCTTCACCAGATTTTTTTATCTCTGAAGGGAATTCTCCTAATGGCCTTTTCGATATTTTATTTTTCCCACGAGCTAAAAGGTTTTCATCCAGTGTTTTTTTATACGAGAATCCATCTGCATCTAAAGTTGGAATTTTTGTCAAAGGATATATTTTTCTTGTTATAGCAAGATCAGCATATCCAGGTGAATTTGAAGGAGCTTCTTTTGTAGTATTTGAAGGAGTTTCTTCTATATTATCTGTCTCTGGCGGGTATGGAAGAAACTGTGGATTAGGAGGAGAATATGGCTTAGCAAGTTTTTTCCTAACTTGTTTCATAGATTGTTCCTTCAAATAGTCATAATGTCCTTCTGTTGGAGATCTATATTCGGAATCAAACATTCTATAAATAGGAGCATTTATATCACCCCAAAAATCTTTCATGTTTTGAGTTTGTTCTTTTTGTATTCTTGTATTTCTATCTTTCATATTTTCTCCTTGCCTGAGTGTCCAATAAGGGGGATCATCTTCAACCAATCCATATTGAGCCATATTGCCAACATCAGGAACATCATCAAGCACTGAAACAAGAGGTTCTCCAGATGCAAGTCTTTGCTGTTGTTCTTTATTAAGTATAGCTTCTCCTGGAGCAAGTTTAGCATTTACACCACCACCTTCATGCGAAGGCCCAACTACAGGTCTGACGTTATTAATCTGGTATATCCCAGGAGTAAACGATATTTTTATCTCTCCTCCTTCAGCTTCAACATTTTTTCCTCCACCACGAAGTGTTGTTTTCATATCAGAATTAAACAGATTATCTCCTTTTAACGGCCCTTGACCCATACCACCAATATCAATGAAATTTATATTTGTAGATTCTGGCATAGATATAGGTAATTCTGGAGCATCTGTAGATTTTGACATAGATACAGGTAATTCTGGAGCATCATTAAAATCAGCTTTAAAAGGAACAGAAGATTTTGCTAACTTATCTACTTCTTTATTGATTTTTTGATATGCTTTATCTAATTTCTTGTTATCTTCTGTCATCTCTGGAAAGACTCCACTTGATCCGAGAACTGATGCTGATGTAGCGTTCAATGCCTGGGCGACATCTGCCATCTCACCAAATTGGTTCTTGCGTTTATATGCCGGCGTAATCATCCTACGAGACATATCTAACGAACCTCCAGATAGAGATCCTGTCATTCCTGTAATACCAGAGTTAAATACACCTTCCTTCATAGGTATATCATCATATCCGTATTCATCTCCAAGATACTTCCATAACTCACTTATCCCACCGGCTAATCCGCCAAGCATTGATAATCCCGCTGTTGCTGACATAATATTTTATTTTAAACGTGAGAAATATCAAAATTAGTAATTATTGACCGTATTTCAGGATCATTTGATCCCTTATACTCAATTGTTATTTTTATCCATAATCCACTGATCGCTGAATCTTCTTCAAAATCACCACCTTCAGAAGATTCTGTCGTTGTTTGTACCATAATAGGAATCTCCCATTCTCTTTCAAGATATTCAGGAGCCATCCAGAAACGCGTATTATCAGGATCAAATTCAAATAATCCTGTTTGATATAGGGTTGTATATATGATGCGGAACAATTCATCCTTTTTAGATTCAATTGTAAGACCATTAAAAATCTTTCTGATATCAGATGCATTCATCTCTTTCTCCTGACTTAATCCATTGACAATGATAGTCAGTTTTGCTGTTTGCTGAATGCCTTTAAATGTATTGTATCCGGAAACAGAGTTATATTTCCATATCTCGTTTGTCTGGATATACTCCTGTCCGAAAGATCTGGGCATCTGTAATTCATGTCTTGAAGAAAGAAGTTGTTTTCCAAGATTCATGTACATGCTCTCATAAAATGTATAGTCTCCTTTATAACCCTCTTTTATCTCTCCATACACAAGTGTTCTTCCAATATAACCACTCTCTCCGTGCAATAAAAACGAGAATAACACTTCTTTGTTATCCGGATCATAACCAGACACTATTCCAATACCGCTCAATGGGGTATCCGGTATTCTTGAAGTTCTATCCATACTGGTAGAATACAGGTCAAATGTTGTTTCTATCTCATGTTGGAACATTTTCCCAGTACCAATATCGGTTACTCCAAGAAAAAATCCACCGCCCTGGGATTGAAACATATTCACGCGCCATAGTATTCGTTTTGACGCATCAACACCATAGCCACCAAGTTCTCCCATCATAAGTGAGGATTTATGTTGTGATCCAAACTTAGCTATGTTTCGAAATCTCTCACTTAGAAATGACGCAGCACCTCCAAGAACATTAACTCCAAATTCATTTTCCTGAACAGCTCTTTCGTTGATATATATCTGATTGATGCCTCTTTCATGAACAAGATATACATAGTCAAGAATTTTCATCACACCTGTTATCGGCCCATTTTCTATTCCATAATCTTTAAACGATTCGGGTTCTATAATTCGATAAGCATCCAGAAAACTTCCTTCTATATGTTTGTTTGAGACATAGACACGATTTGATTTTTCAAGGACTTCTTCCGGTTCGGTTACTTCAAAACCCTGTTTGACTTTATCAGATAATATTTTACGATATCCTTCATTTACCTGAGTAGCTTCCGCAATATACGATCCTGCAGCAGTAAGCGCCCATTCCTTAGCTGTTGCTCCATTAGTTCTTGCATGAGGCCAGAATGTATAATTCACAAATTCCCCTCCGCTGTCTTTTCCAACAACATCGTTACGAAGTTCCGTATTATATTTATTCTCTGTAACAATACCAATCATCATACCATGCTGGTATGCTATTCCGCAATAATCTCCCCAGGTTGCTCCATAGATGGATGGATTGCCTATAACGCCATCCTCACCATGATCTTCCATTGCATACCAACGATGTGTCCTAAACCATGTCTTTTGAAGAAAACAATCTCCGCAATACAGTTCAATCTCATTTGAAAAGTCGGCAGTAAGAGCATAATGCTGAGATATGTTTGAATATAATGTTGTACTTGGATTAAAAGCTGTTCTGGTATCTGAAAAAAACGTATCGTTGTTTTCGTATTTATAGAGATTTACGATATTTATCTTGCTGGCATAGGGAGAATTCAGGTCAAAGTGAAGTTCCCGCAGATCCTTATCATCGCTAAGGTCTTCCAATCCTATGTATCTTGAAGTTCCTATATTGCGATTTTTCATAGATCCATCCCATATGGTAAATGCTCTGTCATCTCCACCGGAAAAATATGATGAAAAGTTAAGGAGTCCTCTACGTTGTCCTTTTTCAACAAACGAAGATGCAACGGGAATAAAAGATTCTGATTTAAGCGTTATATATGTATTTGCTCCACTTATTATCGCAGGAAGTCTATAGTTAAGATCCAGACAATAGTTCTGTGGTCGGAATGCGCCAGGATCTTCTGTTAACCAGGAAGCAAGTCCTTGCGTCGGGTGATGGAACTCAAACAAAGGCGTGATATATGCATCGAGAGGTATCTCTGTATCTCTTGCAAATAAGATATCAGGAGAGAAAAGCCCATGTTTATTATCATAAGCATTGTTAGTACCGGAAATATAGTCTGTCTTTTTTGGCAAGGTAAGTGGTGCGGTGATCCATCCGGGAGAATGGCAAGAATCAGTATATGATCCTGTTTCGTCTGCAAGTCCATAAGTATAGACATCCCCACTTAGATCTCTAACCATCATAAAAGGCATCTGACCAAACAATAAAGGGATGATAGCTGCATTAGACGGGTCATACGAAGTCCCAGGTGGTTCGGCAGTAGTGTCGTATTCTCCAAAGAACGAATACTTGCCATACGCGCCATCATTAAATACAGGGCCTCCGGGATCAGACGTGATTTCTAATCCATTAAATCCACGCATCAAAGCTCCCTGGCAAATGAGATTATCAATTTTGTCAGCTCTTACAAAATAAAATCCTGTTGTGTTCCCAAAATTCGTAAGTTTATCTTCTGCAGACATACCATCATAATATGCCTGAGCTACGGAACAATCGAAGTTGACACCAAGAATCTTATTTTGTTTGGTAGATTCAATGGTATCACTCCAATCGGGGAAACGATAGAGTCCGGTACAAGTATCTGGATCACCAAGTATATCGGATGCGTGATTTCCTTTTACCGGAAACACTTCACTCTCTGTACCGTTATCAAAACGAAACTTTATCCCGAATGGATATATTTCTTTACGGAAATAACCGACATATTTTCTTACATTATTTCCATTTTGGTATCCCTGAAGTTCTGTCACGCTTCCGGAATCCGTCTCAGAGAGTGTAGGATAATCAGTAGGAATTATGCCAGATTTATAGAAATGTCCTACTTCGATTTTGGATGCAAATGTCCGGAGTGATTCTCTTTCATATATTGTTGAAGATTTTTTCCAATTCACTCCAATATATCTGTCTTGAATTTGAAAATGATCTTTGCAGATATTATATTCTGATGTAGGAACAATTATTTCCGAGAAGGTAAGTGTAAGTTTTGATTCAAATCCTGTAAGATAAATTTCATCATTTATGAACTCAATAGGATATAGTTTGTCAACGAGATAGATATCTTTAGTAGCAACGGCATTTTCCTGCATGGAAGAATACCGCGTAACGCCAATTTCGATATAACTATAATTTTTATCAATATTGCTAACAGCCAACCGGATTTTTTTATCTGTAACGGATTTTACATTACGTGTCCATTGCATTTCCTGCAGTCCATTAGCAGAAGAAAATGTATTGTTATCCATCACTGAAAACGGGCCTATTTCAAAGAGAAACGGAGTTCTTGCATAATCGGAAGTAACGTATCGCAGATATATAAAGTAGTTTCCTGGATCAAGGATTCCTCCTTTTATGACATCTGTTCTATCAAGTATATGGATAAACTTATTGGAATTTGGGAGATGATCTATTGATCCTTCAAAACTGCCTTCAGAATATATCCTGGAATTTTGTTCATAAGTGCTGTAATTAAATCCACTATTGATAACTTTATTTGGATTATTATCATCGCAGAGATAAAGATCAATACTTCCATCATATGAGTCTTTCCCTATTATAGTAACCGGATAGTCTGTATTGAAATTAAAGAGTGTGGTACGAAACACTCCTCCTGTAAAGTTAGGAAGAGGTTTATACTGTTGCAAACCGTCATAAGAAGGATATGATCCTATTTCCCCTTGCAGTGTAGCAGAATTATATAATGCGAGAAAAAGAATCCCATCATGCTCATATGATCCCATTGGTTGAAAACCAGGCGTCACCTCGAAATATAATTCATCGGAAGGAATTACAGAAGCAATGAATCCTTTTCCATCTTTATTGAAAAACCGAAAGTTTTGTGTTGGAGATGTCCAGTGCATAGATGAGATCAACGAAGGATCGATATCCGTAACAAGAGATTCAAGAAATTTATTCTTCGCATTCATCGGGATTCAGTATATAGGTTCATCATAAAATTTATATCTGTCAGCATTGAAGGATCTTCATATGCTTGCATTAATAAAGTTCTGATATTTGGATTTTTTACATCTTCTTTTACGGATAATTCTGTCTTTAACAATGATCCTGGTTGTAACCCAATAGATGGGGTAATAAATTTATCAGTGGTAAGTTGAGGAACAATTGCGGTATTATCAGCAACCGATGGTTGTATTTCAGGAATATATTTCCTTGTATCAACAGGTCGTCTATGTGGATATCTTTCATAAAGATTACTTAGTACCTCTCCTCTTGTAAGTACTTCATCTTTATTTACATCATAACCTGAATTTTGAATTGCCACTATCCTCCTATTTTTTTCGCCTAAAACATAATCATCATCTTTCTTTATTGCTGATGGATAGAATACAGAGAAATAAGCATCTTCAAATGTATTGATCCTTCCTTTATATGGTTTAAGATATTTATAAACATAGTCCAATTGCTGTACTGCCGACATTTTCCGAAGAGCATCTACATTTGTTCCATACTGTATTGCTGTTTCTGGCATAAACTGTATAAGTCCGGTGGCTTTTGTTTTAGGATTTCTTTTTGCCGGATCAAGAGTACTTTCTGCATGAAAGATATCCATCAATATGTCGGGAGAGGTATCAAGGCTTAATGCTATGTCTGCAAGTTTCTTTGTGAACTTCGGATCATCTTTAAGTCCTCCTTCCGCTTTTGGTTTCCAATCATGTGCAATGGCACGAAAATATGCCTTCTGTTTTTTGGTAAGTTTCTTATTATGAACTTTCCCGTCAGAAAGTATTTCTTGTGCTTTTTCTGCAGATAGTTTTGTACTCATCATACGCCAGCTCCCAAGATTTCATATTTCGCAACTTCCGGAAGTTCGTCATACATTATTGCGTCATTCCGTTCAAGATCGCGTCTTGACTTATTCTTTGCCTTGTAACTCATTGCCGCAAGTAGTTCGGCACCTCTATTGTACTCAAGTCTGTTTTTTGCATCCACGCTTATTCTGTCATGGAGAATATCTTCATAATGCAGCATATAAAGACAGTAGTGCAGACAAGCGTTCTCATGACCTTTTATGATTAACGGAAGACCTGTTTCAAGATCCACCGGATGACCTTCGTAATCGATATAAATCGTTGTCAATGTCATGTCAGATCGAAAGACAAGAAATTCTCCGGCATTATTATATTCTACTGCTGTTGCAGTATTGCCATTCTTGTCATATACGTCAAGGATACGATAGACATTACATGGCAACCATGCCCGGCTATTGGCAACGGTTAACGGGAATGCACGATAGTGATACATGTTATCGACATCGCCGAGAATCTCTTTTTCTACTTCCTGGCACCATCTTTTAACATCTCTCTCATTGATGGTTTTCCCAGAAGTCTTTAAAAGAGAGGTTAGTCTGACCAGAATGTTTTTGTGCGAGGTATATAAAGAATTTTCTGTCATGTTCTCTTTTTTTATCAGTTACAACCTGTTTTTTTCTCGGCTTATTTATCTTTGGTACTTTTTCATAAACTTTGCCAGCTCTTTTGAGTCCTGTAAATATGCCTGATCCTTTCCTGTTTAAGACAAGTATCGGCCATAATTTGATTCTTGAACGAACACTATTTGGAAAGATAGCTGTTGGCCGATAGTTTTTTCCTCTGGTTTCCGGATCATATTCATAACCTTTTACTTCTCTGTTATCTGCGATCATGATATAGAGAAATGGCTTTTTAGATGTATTTCTCCTTGTCCTCTTTCTGAATACATAGCATACGCCATTATAAATTATATCTTTTGATATCTCCAACAAAAATATACGTATTATCCGCAGGGCTATTAACTTCCCGCTTTTTTTTGGATACTGATATGTCTTCCATTTTATCTTTCCTTTAAAAAATTCCGCCCATGTTTTCTTCCCGGCGATAGATTCCATCTCACACCAGTCTTCATTCATTATTTCCGAATAGTCAACGGTAGCATTTTTTAGTAGTCTTGCTGCCTTAATTCTCTTGTTCATTAATACCTACATTCTTATATAACTCTCCCCTTGCTTCTTTTGCTTCGTTTAAAATTCGAAGCCGTCGCTGATTTACATCTCCTTTAAACACTCTTTTATCTTTTGCTTTAAGGTCTATATTCAAAAATTCATTGGTTGCCTTTACCATGTCGAATTTACCATATTTATCTGTTACCGGATCTTCCGTAAATTCATCGCTGAACTTTTCATCAGGCCCACGCATATCGGCAGAGGCTGTCTCAGTTGGAAAATACGCACATACTATTTCAGGAACATAGTATTCCACATCATCCACTGTTACGACATAATGTTTCATCACCTGTTTTGTAGGTGGATCTGTGCATACATTGCAAAACAACTCAACATATTCAGTTCTTTCGACATCATATTCCTGCCCGACGAGAAACCATCGGTCAGTAATATATTGTAATGCTATCATCTTAATCATCTGACTGTTGTTGTCTTTGTGGTGGTGTTATAGTTCTTTGTGCATCATGGATAAGATCTGGTTGCATTGAAGGCCATAGGATATCTTTCTTTACAAGCATCTTAAGTTTTAGATCTGACGGACAAGGAAAATCATTATCATCTGTCCAGTCACAGGCATCTGTAGGATCTTCAAGCAACAATGATCCGACAAGTCTTTGCGACAATAAAGGAAGGTTGCGGAATATGGCAACATCGCCGATTGTTGTGAACATAGGATCTTTATCCTCTGCGTAGATAAATTCATCCAGGCTTACCCTATCTATTTTTTTTACGAATCCGAATACACCAAGAAACTGTATGTTTCTCCATCCTATGCTTTTCATCAGTGGAGGTAATTCCGCAGAATAGTATATATCATCGTCTTCGAACACAACTCCTGCAATAGTACATGATCCTTTATGGCAATCGATTTCGATACATTCTACGATCTGATAGTATCCATCCGGTGGTTGTTTTTCACTTATCAGTGCATCTTTAACAAGGGTCTTGTTAACGGATATGATCTGTGCACGGAGATACTCATATTCATATTTTGTATCATCTGTTATAGCATGAGAGTCCAGTTCTTCCCATATACTATATACAAGTTCGCGTAATGTCATGGCTTATGATTTTAAGAAATAAGAGGGAGAGGGAAAAGTCTCCCGCCCCCTCTTTTATGTTACTCTAAGCCAGCCTATGATGGCCAGGAATATCCAAGATTACTTCCATACCACGCATCGAGCAAGGCATCGAAAGCTGTATCGGCACTGAACCCTGTATCAGCAGCTTCAGCCATATACTGACCGCTGGTTGGATTATTTGCATCCCACAGGCTTGTCGCGAACAGGCCACTCTTAATATAAATATCGACCATGCTCTTATGGTTGTCTTCATGTGAAGCACCATGGATAGCACCTATTGAAGCGGTATATTCGATGTGTAGTTTGCAGTATGTTGCATCTTCAGTAGGCTGTACTATATACGTCATGTTGCTCAATGCACCAAGACCGGAATCATTAAGGAACAGGCGGAACACATCATCGGCTGTAAGACGTGGAAACCGGCCAATAGGATGTCCCCATGTGGTATAGTTCAGCTTTACAATACCTGTCACGCCAAAACTTGCCCATGTAATATCAGTGATGTCGCCATTTCCATAGATCCATATTGTAGTAGCTGCAGTAAGACGCAGACAGGCATATGCTCCAAGAGAAGCTCCATCAGCATTGAATCCGGCAACATACCCTGCAGGATCATGAGCGCCAGCCGTATAGCCATAAGCTGTACCATTGATATAGTATGTCAATGTACCTGCATCATTTGTAGCGGCGTCAAGAGCCTGAATGGTAAGTCCGCGGTTTGTAGCAAATCCACTGTCAAACTCAATCTCAAACTGACTGTTAACGTTTCTCGACGTAATCCATACTTCCCTTGTGATATTATCAATAGCATGTGCTCCGCCACCATCTTCAAGAGTAAAAATAAGTCCTGCATTGATAGATGTGATCAATACCTGTGTGGTAGATATCGCCATAGCATAGAAATAATCATCAAAAGTAGTGTCTGCATTCAGGTCATTGACAGCCCCTGCAATAGTAGCATCATTTGTAAGTGTGACTGTCACGATTAGCGTTCCGGATGAATTATAAAGCGAAACTGCTTCGTCTCCATTGGTTCCGGTTGTGAATGTATAGATCCTTCTTGCGTCCGCAAATCCACCTAACGCCGTTGTATCATCCATGATCTGGTTGATGATGTCGGTCTCGATGATAACTTTGTCTGAATCAGCAAGGAATCCACCTGAAGGAGTCTGTATGCTTTCTAAAACGCCACCATACAACCGGCTGTCCGGATAATAGTCTGCGTTCATCACTCCCGGCTCACGAACAATCTCTTTCAGGGTAATGCCATATTCATAATTACAATCTTCGCATGGTGCAGGAGCAAGGATCGTCAATGCACGGCTTTTCAACTGACCTGCCTGTGTACAGGACTTCCTGATGGTTGTACTTCCGGAAACAAACGGAATATCAATGCCATGTTTCTTTAAAGAAAGATGGCGTACCGTCGCAGAGGTATCAGGATCTGTATCTGTCCACATTGCGATCTCTGCTGCTGACAGCGTGTTTATTAGAATACGCTGTGTAGGAAAATTTAAGTTTTGCATAATATTAGATTTTTAGGGTTAAATTATATGTTTTGCGATCTTATCATAACTTCTTGCAAATACGACTTATACCTGGGGTTTAAAACCCTTTCAAGATATATTCTGACCGCATTCTCAACTATTTCTTTATTTATTATCGGGTTAAATTCCGAATCCACACATTCTGCAGTAGTTTCAGAGAATGTGATAAGTTTTGGATACCGGATATATTCAAGTACCATACAAGTAACATCTGCTTCGGAATTAAGTTTTATCTTATCCTGCAGATATTCAAAGTACAGTTTGGCAGATGATGGTTTTCGGAATGGATTGCCAGAGAGCATGAGTTTTCTGTCGGTTCTCCATATCCTTGCCCAAGTAACCACGTTATCAACAATAAATCCAGCATTAAGTCCATGCATGTACAATGGATAGTTTGATGCAGATATTATTCCTGTTGTTGATCCGGAATCTGTTTCTTCAGATTCGTTACAATTTGGAATACTGGATGCATACAGTATGGAATCGTTTCCTGTAATAGAATACAAGGATGGAACGATAAACATTCCATCCGTGCTTATTCGTATCATGTGAAGCAAAACTCCATCTGTTGTCACAACAAGTTTTTCCAGATCATCGATCCGTTTCTGATTGAATTCTTTTGTCGGAAGTTTTGACTTGACCATATCAATACAAGCATCATTGATGATCCTGTTAAAATAGGCTGGTTTAATCACCGTTGTTGAGGTTTTCCGGACTCCATCCAGAAACGCCTTAAACATATCTTCCGCTGAAAGAATTACAACACTCATACAGGTTCAATTATTCTGGATTCTTGCTTTTCAATTTGTCTTCCCCAATTCGTTACAAGACTTGCGTTATTTGTATTCGACACAAATGCTTTCACGGCTTCCAGGTTAGCACCGACAAAAGTATCTCCGGCATAGAATTCTGTTCCGTTAAGCCTCTCGATGATTTTATATTTCATGAGTTTCAGGCAAAACATTATAAGATCGGAATCTTTCTCCTTCAATTTCAGTACTGTCTTTGGATATTCGTGGCAAGCTGTAAGCACATTCTCTTTGAGACGTGTTTCAGTCAGGACATCAGGATCGACATCATATCCAGATTGCTCGAAGTTGAGCATCAGTATGACATCTTTCCATCTCTCCATGGAAGCACTGCTGCGTACAAACTTTTCAGCTTCATATTGAAGGTCTAAAGAACTTACAAGTTCTGCCGCTTCCAATTCGCGATCTTCTATGTAAAAGAAATGCTTTCCTTTCATAAACACATCTTTTCTCGGAGCTACAATATCTTGTGCAGCCGTAGTGGAGAATAGGATAAAATCCGCAGCATCCTGCGGATTTAGATAGGTATAATCTGACGGGTCTGCAGTATTTACTTCACGATCAAGAACAAATGTTCGATTATGACGTATAGGGAAAAAATCAAACGGATTATGGATAATCGGATTATCTCCCATGTGCAGGGCTTTAAGGTCAGATGCAGAGAGCTCCTTCTTTCTTGTCATCTTTTCTTCTGACAGGACATGTTCCTGACCAGTGATGTATCTTTTGGAAGAAGCACTCTGCGGAATTGTATACAGATATGGTGTTAACACATACTTTGGGTCGATAGCAAGAATCTTCTTCTTCTCCCTTACTATCATTCTTGCCGGTTCTTTTGTCCTGACTCCAACTGTCTGGTCTTCCGGTACTTTTTTTACTGGAGGCATACTGTTTTCTTTTTTATGTTAATACTAATTAAGCTGCGTATGGCATAAAACAACGATAGATCTGAGACCTTGTTATAATTCCATTCTGCCACAGATAATGTTTACTTGTTCCATCAACACTTGATGACATATCATCTCCACCTTCATCAATACCGGCGAGTGATCCCATACGAGGCGGGCGAAGTTGAACAAGTTCTACTGAAGGATCACCTGAGATAGACGGGCCAAGAGGCATCACGATAGTATCCCATGATCCTTTGGGTTTACCATTTGTCAGGTATTTCTGCGGACGGTCTTTTGAACTCATCCAGCCATAGACTCGTGGGATCAGACGATAACCCATCCATTCAAAATAGGCATAGTCCATATTCACTCCCTTATCGGATCCACTTCCTTCGACGTTATTGTTCATGGTCATAAATCCGTTTGTCTGCATCATCTTATAGAATGACATGATAGAGGCCTTGCCACCGGCAATGATAGCTTCTTTCTTTCCATCTTTTCCAACACGGATATCGAGATCTTCTATCAGACTTTCTGTAAATTTCATCGTCCAGCCTTCCGTTGTAAATGGCCGTTCAATAGCTCCATCGCCACCATAGATAAGTCCTGAACCCATCATGATCTCCCTGTTATTACCATCGCGCATCAAAACCTGTCCGTCAATGGTAACGGTGCTTTGTCCGAATACGATAGAATATTCATTATACTGAACTGCTCTTTTAAGCATTTCATCTTCAGCATAACTGATATAGCCACGTGCCGTACCACCACTGGAGTTGGCATATTGATACCAATTCTTTGTGGTGTTCATTGCTGCAGCCGTACCGGAATAGGACATCTTGACTCTTTGTAATGTCATATACGAATGTCCCCATCCGTCGAAAGCATATTTCTCCGAACCGGTCTCTGAGAAGTCGTGTTCGTATGGAGCCATGACTGGGGTAGCTTCTGCACCATCAGCCAGGAGAGCCGTATCAACATAGGCATCAAGGCTATTTGTGATCAGTTTTACTTCATAGCGATATAACCCTCCATATTCTTTTGGTTCTTCCTGTTTATAAGCATATAAGAGAGTTCTGTTGTCGTTCAACTCAAGTGCTTCTTTTGGTCGAAGCCAGTTGTTGTCAAGGTAGATATAAAACGGGGTCTGCCGTTTCCCAGGTAATGTAGGATATGCTGAACTTGAAAAGGCAACACCTGTTTCATTAAGGGCAAATTTACATTTCCTCTTATGCGAGGATTGAATAGCATACATTACGTGATTCGATCCGACGGTACGGAATTTTGAATTCCAGGTTCCTTCGCGTAGTCCTTTGGTAAAGTATCCTTTTTCTGCTAAGATTGAGGATATTGGTGCGAAGTCTTCTTCATTATATGCCTGATATACACGTGGAAGGATATCGACATTTGCGATAGCGGCGCGCGTAAGCGAATAGGATGATAAACTTTCACCTACGATATCCGCTGGTTGTCCGGGTAATAGTCTCATGTTTTCTCTTTTTTGAGAGTTAATAATTTGTTTATCAGCCAGTATTAAACCATATCGTCAATACTTTGTGCGACACTGAATACATGTCCACCTCTCTTGGGCTTTGAATTTAGATCTAATCCGTTAAGCAATTCTTCCTTAAAATCTTCCTTATAGGATGAAAGATGTGCTTTAACTTTCTCATTTCTCAACAGGCTATAAGCCAGGATAACATCGCGGAAATTGCTATCATCCTCATTTATGAAATCAATAAAATATGGTCTTCCGGTTTTTGGGTTCAATTGGCTCCATGCAGTAAACATTTTTGAGAATTCATCTTTTGTGTCTTGGTCAAGAGGCACTCCTCCAAACTCTTTCATCTCCTTTACTGCTTCGAGCATCGTATTTGCAGACTCTACTCTTGCTTTATTTGCTGCAACGATTTTGTCGGTATATTCTTTTGCACGATTATCCTGAAAAGATTGCATCTTCGATGATTCCATTTGTTTTTTCTGAGTCTTTGCATTTCTCCACATCATCTCTTTTTCAATCTTGTTCAGTTTATTGAGATATTCATCAATATCTGCATCTTCAAAGGTACGTTTTCCGGTTTCATCAACTTCTTCCTGGTACATTTTTTTTAATCCGGCATTGGCATCAAGGTTAAAATATCCCTGATCTTGTACAAAAGAGTTAAGTAGTTCCTGTCTTTTGTCGGCAGGTGTTAATAAATATTTCTGAATAAACGGATCATTCTCACCAGGAAATTCCGTATTATCAATGATAAGTTTCCTGATGGCTTTAACTTCATCCATCTGATCACCGAATTTACCTGTCTTATACTCGGAAGGGATTTCAATACCATCCTTCTCAAATTGATCCCATATCTTCTGGTATTCAAATTTGAATACGTCTGGAGTAGTTGCCGGCTTTGGTTCAGCCGCTGGTACAGTCGCTGGTGGTGGTTCCGTTTGTTGTACGGTTGGTTTTACACTTGCTCCTAATGCTTCTGCCATCGGACTATCCGGTGGAGGCACGACAGGCGATCCACTTCCATCGCCCGGACTTAACTTTAAGTTTTTTCTAAACATAATTTTCTCTGTTTGATTAACAAAAATACAATTATTTAATGGTTGTTGTCAATAGCTTTTGTTGAATAATCATCAAGTTTCAAAGCTCTGCGTCTTAATTTCTCCCTTTCTCTGTGTATTAATAACCTTCCTTGGCACAAAAGAGCTTTAATACATTCTTTTGATAATTCATTTTTTTTCCCTTCCAGAATGTCTATTAAATTTTCAAGATATTTATCATCTACTTCTATCATCTATCAGAAGCATGTTCCTTTACCATTTTTTTTGCTTTTACTTCTTCGACTCCAATTTTCTTAAGTTCCACCTGATGTCCTTTATCCTCAGAATTTTTATTCAACCCAATCTGTATTGCTTGCAGTTGCGTCTGGATAAGTTGAAGTTTCGCATTAATATTTGTCGCCCGTTCATTAGAACGTATTACATTATCCTCACTTTCTTTCTCATTTACAAGTTCCATTGTTCTCAGATAGTTATCTGACTGGAGTGTTGCCTGATCCAAAGCGAGTTTCTTTTCATCGATTTTCTTTTCCCATGTCTGGATATATTCGTCGAATTCATTTTTACGTTGTTCAAGTTTTGCGTTAAAGACTTCAAGTTCTTCTCTTTGTGCATTGATAGCTTTATCTATCTGTATCTGGAGTTCCGCTTTTTTCTGTTCAATGGCCATCAATTGTTCTCCTTTTGCATTTTCGGCTTCAGCGGCAAGGCGTTGTGCTTCACGTGCAAAATATTCATTCTCTTTTTCAAGTTCTTTCATTGTATCAAGAGAGTACAGCGACATGAAATCTCTGAATGGCATCTGACCTGATTTATAATTTTGAAGAGCAATCTGTTTAATCTCCGAGATAGACCTGTCATGTTTTGTTGTTGTCAAAAGGTTGATTTGATAATCAGACATATCGATTGTATTTGCTGGTATGTTGATTACTTCTTCATCGCCTTTTTCATTCATATATGAAACGATGCTGTCCTGACTCCAAAGATATTGTCTGGCAATATTCGCTGCCATGCTCAATGCTCTGCGTTCAACTTCATCATGTTGTGCATACAGTATCTCGGTTATGAGTAAGGTGCTTTGCTGAGAAAGCTGGAATGTTCCTACTTGGTCGGAATTTACTGTCTGTCCCATCGCCTGTCGTGTGATACCCATAATCAGTCCCATCTGTGTATCGAGATTCTCAAGGATTCTGTCAAAATACTGAACAGAAGAGGAGAGGCTTTCATCAAGCATCTGGAACTGGTTGAATGTAGGATTCACTGTTCCTATATTTGATTTACGTGTCTGTATCCATGCAGTACCCATCTTCTTCATGTATCTCCATTCATCATCGGACATTCCTTCCGGTTTCTGAATTTTATCCATGAGGGTAACTTTTGTTCCGGCGACAGCAAGCATCAGCTCCCTGTGATAACTTACTATATTGATAAGACGTTGGATATCTCTTGTTGCCCAGATAAGAGAGTATGGTTGGTGTGTAATATTATTGTATGTCGGGCCGACGATAGGAAGAAATGTCTTTGATTTTCTATCAACAGGTCTGGGTTGAATAGGATCTTTTTCGGAAAGATATATTCTATCAGCAATGATAACGCCTTTATATCTGTCATAAATTATTCTTTTCTCCAGTCGACCGCCATTGCGTGAATCATATGTTATGGTATCATCTGAATTATATCTTTGTTTAGTATCATCCCGATTGATCCAGTGACCGTTTTTATAGTAAAAGTTTTTTTCATCTATGGGTGTTTTTTCATCTTTGATAAAGTTTGTAAAATATTTTCCTGGTCTGTACTTATTTGGAGTTTGGACAGCACGTACCGTTCGTTCAGCAACCCACCAAAGTCTTTTTACCACTACTCCTTCACCTTGTTCAATAGCTCCTGATGACACTGGAAAATTCCCTAAGTCAACAGCATTTCCGTCTTCATCCATGACAAAGTTATTCGGGCGATTTAATGATGATCCTCCGGAAGAACTCTCACGAATTATATTCTTTTGATTTGCACTTAACTTATCATCAAATTCATAAATGATGTCTTCCGGTGTTTTACGTTCCATAAATCCTGCCCAGTCAAGATCTTGCACCCAGAGGACATCATCTGCAAGCTGATAGAAGACATTATGAGGTGGAATTGATTTATAGGTAAGGCATACATCTCCAGGACGATAGTCAACAAAATAGAACTCTTTGCCTGTAACGATCTTATTTATCATATTCTGCAAAGAGATGAGTTTCATGTCGAGTTCATCGTAATAGGCTTTCATCGTTTTCTGTGCCAGCTCTTCAACAAAATCGCGGGCGGTATAAAGCCGATATTTTTCAATATCGCGAATGTTATCCTGTGTATATATCTTCTGGCTTATCAAAGACTCCTGTATCGAATCCAACTGATGTGTGATTTGCGGGATGATTGCCTTTGCCTGTTGTATCTGTGCAAGTTCCTGTTCATTTTGCGGATTACGTTGTGTCATCTCCATGATCTGCTGCTTCTGTTGTTCTATCTGTTGCACTTTAGCAAGAATAGAATGCGCTTTTGCCCGAAACCGTATCTCATGTTGATCAAGATAGAACTGTGTCGTATCTTCATACTTTCGTTTAAGAGATTTTTTATCAGTTGCTGTCATCGAGAACTGAAATGTTCTCTCGTATTGTCTTGATACAAGCCAGTCAACATATGGTCGTTGTTTCGGTATATGTCTGACTTTTGCAGGAAGGGTATATTTCCCGAATTTTCGCAGGTAATCATAATCTTTTTCGCTGAACATATTATTATATAAGTTCCAGCATGAAAGATCATTCTCCCTGTTTATTGAATTTGAAACTGCTGCCAGTTTCTCCAGGATTTTATTTCTTCCTTCGGCTGTTTTACTTAATGTGTTTATGTCAAGGTTCATCGTTAAATGTGGGTTGGAACTATAATACCGTTTCTTTCAACATAGCCCTTAAATTCTATTTCTGGCCGTCGTAATTCTACTGCTTTTTGCTCGATAGCCGTATTTTCAACCATGGCAATGCATAACATCGATGCAATGGTCAGGTCGCAATTATACTTTGGATCTCTGCGAAATTTTGCCCATGCCATTAAAAGTTCTTCAAATGGACAATTATATATATTTATTACATCAAGTAGATAGTCTTTCAGTCTGGTCAATCCGGAAGGAACAAGGCTTGCCGGGAATCCATATTTATTACTTACCTGACTACGTTCTACATATTGTGCTATATACCAATCCGGTCGCGAATGCAGAAACCCTTCAAGTCCGTAAAGTTCATAATAGTCAAAGATAAGTATTTTAGAATATTCAATCATATTATAGGTACGGTAATAGATTGATAGTTTTGCTGCATTTTCATATGCTGTTGTGCGTCCTCCCTGAGCTTCTCCAGGCCGGTCGAGATACATTGCAACAAATGTATTAAAAACCTGATTTTCTTTGACTGTAAGATTTTTATTATATCCTTTATAGACAAGTGATGCTAACTTTGAAGATGATGTCATCGCTTCATCAAAGTCATATGAGTCTGTTCCTTGTCCATACAAGCCTTCGATAGTTTTATTATTATCATCAATCTGTGGATGTTCTGCAATGGCGATATCTCCTTTATCCATATTAAATTCCCATTCAACGCCTTCCCAGGGTTTACGACGATCTTTATAGTGGAGAAATCCTCTTTCAACACGTTGCAGTCTTTTATGTGTGACGATATTGCTTCTTGCCTGGGAACAGTGATAGGATATCTCTTCTCCAAAAAATCCGCCAAGAACGATGTTAAACATCTCTCTGGTATCTATTGGTTCCATAGCAATGAGAAGCGCCCTTTCGGATGGAGATTTTGACTTTCGTTCTCTGTCAATCAGTTCAAGAGCTTCTTTTTTGAGACTGTTACCATCATCATCGATAAGTTTGAATTTCCATGCGGGAATAAAACAGGCTATTTCCATGTCCGGATCCGCATCGGTGTCGTAGATATTTTTTATCGAATACAGTTCATATTTTTCAGGAGTATAGATCATCTTCTCTATATCTGCAACCCCGTCAACATATTTTCCGGAAGTTCCTGTATAAACTATAAATCCAGTTCTTCTTCCCTGAGTTCTGATAGACGGATAGACAAACTGTGCTATCTCTCTGGAAAGGTTTTCTTTCATAATCCCGATCTCTTCCATATGTACCTTATATAACATATTGAGACCTGACAATACCTGGGAATTATTTTTTGCTGTTCTTGAATGTATCTCCGTACCTGTATTAGCTGCTTTGAGAACGTCAGGATTATCGAGTTTTATCTCTTTATAGAATTGTGTGTTATAAAGGTTGTATATGCCTCTTTTAACCATTGAGAAGGTATTTTGGTTATATTGGTCAAGTCCTCCGACGATAGCCACCTGCACATCGTTCATAAACAAGAATATCCATGCTGTATCTGCTGCTTCCTCTTCGCTTAATCCTTTCTGTCTGCATTTAAACCAGCCGATATCCTTATTTATCATTTTCGATCTTTCACGGATCATCCAATTTTCCCATGATAAATCAGTAAAATATGGGTTGCCAAGTGTTTTTTTCTGCTGCATCCTATCTTCTCTCGATATTGCCCAGAAATTAAGATAGAAGTAGTTTCTTCCGGTGATATATAGGTCTCCCTGCGGATTTATCGTTATGCCGAGATGAGGAAGATATCTCCCACCGTTTTCTGTATGAAAGACATTTACTCCATCAATAAATATCTCACCTCCGTCGAAAGATACTGCATTAGGTACTATATAGCCATTCTTACATCTTGTACGTTGGCGATCCCACCATGCTCTATCAATGACAAACTTCTTTAAGAATTTTTCATATTCGCGTTTTGTTGTAGGGATATTGGCAGGATCTTCCCAGTACATATCCAGATCATGAGGCACATCACCTTCATAAATAACAGGAGAAAGTCGTTTTGTGTTTATAAACTTCATTTTTCTTCCGTTTCATTAGCTGTTCTGGAGTCGTACAATCTTTTTAATGCAGCTTCTTTTTCACGTTCATGTGCTTCTATCTTTAAATTTTCCTGAACTTTTTTGAGAATTTCAGAAAAGCTCTGTGCTGCATTATACATCTTTCTTTTTTCTTCAACATTAGGTAAGAGTATAGTCTGTTCGATAAGGATTCTTCGGTCTATATTTTCTTCATCTTTTATTATAGCACCTTCATTGAGTTTTACTTTGATAGTCATTGGAGTATTTATAAGAAGTTCTATAAGTTCGTCGGCATCGCTTTTCAGTTTATCTTCCATCTTATCATTTGTCGTATAGCAAATGTCGATATAAACTTTTATAAGTTCCTGAACATTCTCATTTCGTGCTATTTTTTCCCAGCGTTCTCCTTTCAAATAGTCTTTATTGACAATATCTGTTCTTTCCTCTATACTCTTATTCCAATATAGTGATCTCGGTGTGTATATAAAATAGACTCCTGTTATCACGTTATTAAAATATGTCTTTGCCTTGCCGGTCTTATCGTTATTATATACTTGCATCACGCATGGAATACTGAATGCATCGTCACGACATAAGACTTTTCCTTTTTCTGTATATAAAAAACTCATTCTTTTTTTGTACTTTTCTTACTATCATTCTCTTGTCTTGGTGGATCTTTCTGAATCCTATCTTCATTTAAACTGACATTGGCGATGAATGTTATATCGAGCACTTTGCGCACGATGGGGAACACATTGATTCCGCCATACTGGAGTGTCAGGTGAATGAGGTCATTGTATATTTTCTGTGCTTCTTCGTCCACTACGATTTTCATTGTTCTTTATTTTAAAAGGTTGATTAGTTCTGTTTTTGTCATTTTCATATCAGCCTCAATACCTTTATTTAAGAGGAAAGCTAATATTTCTTTTTTTGTCCATTGTTCATCTGGAACATTTAGCTGTTGTACCACCTGTATCTTATCCAGGTCATGTACCTTTTCGATGATGATTCCCATAGTTAGTTGTTTTAATGTTTGAATAATTTATCAAGATATATTCCGGCCTGTATTTTGGCGTATAACTCATTATGGTAAGCATTATATTCTCCACCTGCTCCAACAAGAACATAATCTTTTATAGTATAGTTTACGGTCATATCAAAATTAGGAAATTTTTTGAAACTATTTCCAATAATAGATGCCTGGAGTAACCAATGGTTTTTCGGTCTGTATGCAGGAATTTTATCAATGCATGTATCTACTGTTCTTCGTTCCAGAATGGTTTTCTCCGGTATGAAAATTTCAGATAACTCCATCCTTTCCACTTTACAATCCTTAATAACCATGTTGATGTTAAACCTCCCGAAGACAGAATCGTTTGGTTGCCACCTGTACGGGAAGGTATATGTAGATTTACAGGGAGTGGCTTCAACTTCCTCAACTGCGGGCTTTGCTGGTTCATAATACATGGGTTTAGGTTCAACATAAAATGTATCAATAACAGGGATAGCTCTCCACATTACAATACGCTTTACAGGGGCATTCTCACAGGCAACCCTCCGGGTAATTTCAATATCTGTTTTCTTCCGCTGTCCGTTCCACATAAAGAACAAGACAATGATAGCGATAACAGCCACCGCTTCACCCGCCCATCTTAGGTAATCCATTAATTTATATTTCATCTTCAAAGAATTTTATTTCACCTGTTACATATAAGTGTGCTTCGCACTTCCTTCTCCGGATAAGTCCTGCCATTCTCTTCTTCTCTCCCGCCTCATCAATCAATCCATCCTCATCATCATCAATTCCATTCTTTGTCCCATCACCTGAATATCTGAATCTCTGTATGTATTCAGGTATCCGTTTATCAAATGGATCAATACAGACCTTCTTGTATGCAGTAGAATCAAGAAATTGTGTCACGCCAATATTATACATAAAGATGATCAATGCATCGAACTGATGTTGCAGCAATGGAACAAGGATATTCTTATTCAGATAAAACTCAAATTGATGAAGGTCATGATGCATCAACTCATATGCTCTCTCCTTTATGATATGCTCCCCTTGTTTAACCTCTGCCCCTGACTCATACCGTGTAGTTCCTAATCCTATTGTCCAGATTCCCCGTGGACATAGATAACTGTCAAGAAAGCATCCTTCAAAATGCTCAATAGCTTTAATTACATTATCGCTACTTTTCATCTGTTCTGGCACTTGTTTTTGTTTTGTCGTAACTATTGATGATTTCGGTAATTTGTTTGCGATTAATCGGCTTATAAAATATATGATCCACTCTGGTATCTTCATAGTCGGCATATGCTGTTACGATTATTATTTTTGCTATTGTTCTTCTTTTTAACGCTGTAATGTATTCTTTTCCAGCAAGCCCCGGAAACCCTATGTCTGTAAAGATTATATCTACTTTATCTCCCAAACGCAGGGCTTCCGTGGAATGTTTTGCTTCGTTTATCCTATGCCCGCGGCATATAACTTTTAGCAATTCACGATCAGCATTCATCTGATCAGCGATTAGTATTCTCATTTAACAGGTTTTTCGTATGTATCTGGTTTCGGAGGAGGAGCTACGGCAGACAGAACAGCGATTACAGTCAATATCACCAACTGTACCCAATCAATTTTACCGCCATCCCATACCTGTATGAAAGTAGCACACAACGTACCGATGATGCCGGTAATTGTTAATCCTGCCCCACGCCATTTATTAGCAATATATGAGAGTATTGCCATCAAAACAGCAAATCCTATCACACTCCATTCAATTGTTTCTGCTCCTACAAACTGTTGCAGGGCAACGGCAATAGCCGCACCAAGGCCTGACAGAAAGACCTTGTTCTGTTTAAGAAATTCCCATACTTTTTTCATGTTACTTTGTTTTTGTTGTACTTAATTTTCTCCCTTACAGTATTTTCTTTTGGGAGTTTATCGTATTCTTCTTTTGTAAGAAGTTTTCCTGTTCCGGCATGACGATACCTGTACTTTGGTTTTTTTTCTTTTGGTTCTTTTGGTTTCAATCCAAACGATACCAGTACTTTGTTCAATAAATTCATGGCTGTTTATTTTATATATGATATAGTAATCTGCACAAGTATTGTTACAACCAGTGCTGCCAAGGCGCCCCACATGACTGCTTTTGTTTCAAGGATAGTTACCTTTGTATTTAACTTATCCAGTTTCTCTTCAATCCTGCTTGTTTTTGCATCAAGACCATCAAGTTGTTTCAGAACGAGTTTTTTATATTCGTTCCAACCGTTTATTGGTATATTATTTTCCATCTGGGTATCCATTTGAAGAAGGTATTGTTATTGCAATCATTTTACATCCATTATTGCTTTTCGCAACGTGAGGTTCGTTAGGACTTATTATAATAGGATCACCAATATATCCTTGTATAGAACCGTTTTTGAACTCGACTTCCAGATCACCTTCAAATGGAATAAGAATTTCAGATTCATCATGATCGTGGCATTTGAGTTCTGTTTTTCCTCCCATATACGCTATCTGTACAGCAACACTTTTTGTTTTGTATAGACCAAGACCGCCACATTCTCCTGTTTCAACGGAATACACAGCTTTATTTCCGGTGATATCTGCTATCATATGCAAAGGAGTAACGGTTTCAGTAAGTTCACGTATACGTTCAAGGTTTTGTTTTAAGTCAAAATCTGTCATCGGTTTATCTATTTATGTTAATAGTCATTGTAGTTGTATCTCTTTCTATTCCTTCTTCCTGCATCTTTCGTAGATGTTCTCTTGCTCTTACTTCATCTAATATTCTCTTTGGCATATTCTTCACATCATTCTTTATCTCATCAATGTCACCCTTTATCTCAACATGATCTTCTTCATGATATCTCCGTTCTGTCCTATTTTCAATAAAGAACCCATATAACCCTAACATTCCTGCGATTATTATTGAAGCCAATCCGTTCTTCTTTATCCACTCGATCATGGTTTGTATATCCTTAGATAATCGACTGTTACTGTTTGCGGAAACATCAACTTTTTATTTGCATCGTTTATCAAAGTAGTATCACACCCCTGATAAATACCATTTCCAACCAAGAAATATATAGGTTCTGCATTCAATCCTTCCATTTCAAATTCACCGGTCATTACGTTATCAAGATAAATTCGGTACTTATGCGGCCAGAGTTCACAGGCATAGATATGAAAGTCTTCCGACAAGTCAACCGGAAAATTGAATCGCTGATGTGATTTGCCTTTGATCGTAGTCGAACGGTGAATTGTTGAGGTAAATGATTTGCTTGTTTCGCATTCAAATTCCATATAATCATTCTCAGGAAGCCAACCGTTAGGGGAGTAACTTAAAAACGAAGTCCAGTAGGTATTGCCTTTCGGTGCTACACGCATACGAACAGCCACATATACCGGGGGCATGAATGTTTCAATAGTAGCTATCTGCCCACTTACAACGTCCGTTGAATTAGGTTGTTTGTTTAGGTCTGTTACCAAGTTCAAATATCCTCCATCTACCCACCTGACCTGATCCGGGTTCCATTCACAGTAATTCCACGGGTCATCGGCAGGCTTCAATGTGCCGTCGTCGTTATACATACCTCCATCTTTTCTACAAACATGGTTAATTCCCCAGACCTCACAGACATCTAATTCGATTGTAGGGGGCCTATCGGCTTCTGTGTTGAATGAATAGTCTTTGTACAACTTATACCCTTGTGGAGCCTGTTCGTTCGTTGGAGGGTGCTGTAATATAGAAATAGGTACAGGACTGCACCCGGCAAGCAGAATCAAAATGAATATGTAGGTTAATCGCTTCATCTTACTCTTAATAATCAGTCATTGCCGGGGGGACAGGAATAAGTGGTGAATTAAACGCCTCATAGATTACAGAATGATTGAAAGCACAAAACTGTAATACATGATACTGTATATCTGTATCATCGGGAAATGTTTCAGCAATTAAGGACTGCACTATCTCTATCATGTACTTTTCAAACATCTTTACAACAACAACTTCCATAATTTGCTGCTCAGTCATACCTTCATTATTATAAAGGTCTTCAAGGATAGCGGGTTCATTTTCCTCTATCTCTTTCACCATCTGAACTATTTCAATTTTCTGCCCAGTGGTAAATGGATTACAGGCATTTATCTGCTGAATCCATCTTTTAATTTGTGTTAATTTGTCCATCTGTATTTATTTTAAACGTTCTTTCAGGGCAACCAGAAGCAGCAGGGCAAGCCAAATGATAAATATGTAGATTGATCGTTTCATCTTAATCTTTATATATTCATAGCGGCGTGTCAACATTTATTGTGTCTATGACAATCCAGTTTCCTTCGGTACTTAGAAAAAAATTACCACCCCCTTCTTGTATGTAAAGAGTATCACTATATCTATACCTATCAATTATCTCTTTCATTAATTTATCAAACTCTAATAGTTCAGGTTCTATATATTCCCACATTGTTATCTCCCAACGCTCTTGAATAACACCTTGTTGATTTATTCTCCTCTGCTGCTTTTTATATGCTTTTGGGCAGCAACAAGGACAATATTCCGTTGTGAACACATAATCAATTATTACTTCCCATTCAGAATAGACCCATTCACTATTACAATCAGAGCAATAATTAATAGTATCAGTAGTTTTCCAATCCGTAATGACTGGTTTCTGTTTGATACATTCACCGCATTTGAATCTTCCCCCTGTAAATGGATTTGTCTGGGGAAAACCTGCCATATTGATTAAAATAACAAACAAAATAATTAATATGAAAAATAGCTGCTTCATCTTGTATTTATTTTAAACATTTTTTCAGGGCAACCAGCGGCATGACTTTCCCCGAAGGTAATTGCTCATGCCGCCATAAAGCTGCCCGTATTTTTCATCGTCTTAATTGTTTGACCTTGATCGTTCATACCAGCTCCCAAGTCTTTCGGACCACTTCAGTACTAATTCATCACCTTTGCCACCAATCCAGTTTACACCACCGTTTAACTTCACGTTATCGCCTTGAAGAATCGTTAATGTGTTTGTATTTTTTGTTCCTGTTATCGAAACTACCTGACCGTCATACTTCCCGTTTGCAATCTGTTTCACACCTGCATCAAACGAAACCGAGGCAGGAGAATCAAAATAGATCGTGCTTGCCAGTGCCGATGCCGGAATGCCAGATGTATTGCTGATTGTCAAAGTGTCATCATCTTCGACGATAGCTGTTGTGATTGTCGAAATGTTTGTCAGGTAGTTGACTGACTTTTCAAGTGCTTTTATTGATTCGTTGTGATCCTGCAAAGCCTTAATTGTAGGAACGATCAGACGGGAATAGTTCACCGTAGCAACCTTTGTTTCCAATGTGTCCCCGGCTGTACCGTTCTGTATCGTTTCAGTAGTTGTGCCAGCTATTACGTAATCGTATGACACAACCCATTTATTGACAGTATCAACTTCCTCCGCTATTAGGCCGTATTGCTTCCATTTTGCATTATCTGATTTATAGATATAATTGACAGGGCGAAGTTTATAGAGCCA